ATATCTATAAATATTATAATCATCCGCTTCTTCATCATCAAATAAAAATTCTAAATTAATTATATTATGAGAAACAATTCCGTTTCTTTCAAAACTAGTAGTTAATGTATTATTAGCTAAAATTTCAGGAAGATCTTCTTTGATATAATCGTCATCTATATAATCTGATTTTTCAACGAATCCTCCTAACATCACGTCTATTCCGTTAAACGAAGTAGGATCATCTAGTTCAAAATTAAAATCAATATGAGATGTAGGAATTAAAGGATCGGCTAGATGACTATTTAAATATCTTCCTAATTTAGAATTATTAGTCATATCATACGATTTTATTAAAGTCGCATTTGATAACATTTCTTGGATTCTAGAATTTTGGCTATATGTGCCTTCGAATATCTGTTCTTTAAAGTCTACATCCTTGACTCTATAAATTATAAATTTTTCAGGAACGCTTTCTTCTAGCCAAATCGGTGCAAAGATTCTATATTGCTCATCATACACTTTCGTGTAATTAAACGAGGCACCATAGTTGTATAAGTTTTCGTATTGTGTAGAGTAATCTGAAGAAATACCTAAATCTGTGAATTCTCTACCTATTTGGTATCTTTCATCTTTACTTAATTTTCCATAAAACTGGGCAACATCTCTACAATATTCACCTGAACTAGAAATAGGATATTTCTGATATTCAGATTGTGATAGAGTTCTATTAGCTTTGATCGAGCTCAGATAGATATCTCCCTCTTTGTCAGTAATTAATTTGACATTAGAAGTTAACTTCGGGTTAGTTCTTAATAGAGCAAAGGACTTGTCCTTGTGTGAACTACCCTCTACGTTGTTGTTAATAATTTTCGCCATTTATAAATAGACTCTATTTTTGTTAGAGTATATATCTTGCTTTGTTACGGCGAGATATTACCTATATGGGCGAGCATCGAAATCGTATAATCTAGATGAACTAAAATCGTTATATCCGCTAAAGAATTTTCTTCTATTCCACCACCAGTTACTACCACTACCAATAGAGCTTCTATAATTAGTCAGCATCACTTTATTAATACTGTTTTTATTTGTACCAACTGCTCTGTATTTAGCGTAAACTTCTATATCGAAACTAAATTCAGTTTTATATGAATCTATAATGTCTAACCCAATTTTCTTTGAATATGTTAAATTGCTAAATGTATTTCCATATATTCCGGCAACTCTACCTTTACCTGTATCATCTTTTCCAAAGTAATCCGTCATTCTATATTGGAATACCATGTCAACTGACACTGCATTTTGACTTCCACCTTCGATTATTTTTTTACCATATTTATTAGGTCCATCTACTGATAAACTATTTTGGTTTATGGGTGAAAGATATAGGAATGAACCACATGAAAGACCACCTAATAAAAACTGATCATCTTCTGTAAATGAATTTTTTAAAGATTTTCTACCAATTATACTGCCGGCTGAGTCTATTGGACCACTTTCTGGATCATCTCTAAATGTAATTGTTAAAGGCTGATATGCTGTTTGTATTTTACCATCTTTATCATTAGATCTCTTAACTGCGTATTTAGGCATTGTAACTGCTCCGGACGAAACTATATCGATAGAATGCATTTGATCTGCGACAGTCGCAGGTGGATCAACCACAAGAGGATGAAACTTAGATAGAAAAAGACCCGAATCGTATGTCGCAGCCGTTATTGTTGAAATAGGAACTGAATCCGGAGAAGGAGTTGTGGCACCATTTTGGTTTGAATATGTTCCATTCCATATAAAATCGTTAGCTCCGTTAAGATTAGCAGTTGCCCATGGACTCAATGTCACACCTGTAAAATCTCTTAAATGTGTTCTACCTGTAATTGAACCAACTGGAGTATTACCCATGTCGAATGTCAATCCGTATTCTGCGTTGCTTACTCCTGTTAAGTTAGAAAGTCTATTAGTATCAGTATCTGGGTTTACAACTGAATAAAGATCACCATTATTAGCTATGTTTCTATATCTAGAGTAAATAAATTGTCCATTTAATTGCGATGATTGATCTGGGGCGCCAGCAAAATGATTGTAAGAATTTCCATCTCCTGTAAGGTTTTGATAAACAACAGGAACTAAATCATATTGTGCCTCTGTTGTATAATACGCATCGTTTGCTATCATAGGATCTGGTGCTGCATCGGCTCCAGGCTTTTGATTAGCTGTTTCTAAGTCTATAAGACCTAGGCCGTATTCCTGTTGTGATGAAGATACATACGCAGGTTGTTTAAGATTTCCAACAATTCTTGCACATAATTCCAGATCAGATGCTTTAGTATTATGAAGTTCTACTCTATAATTTTTGGTAACGATATATCCTTTAGTTTCATCAGTAGGAGCTTCATCTACATAATATCCTGCAAATATTTTAGCAGTAGAATTATTTTTAACTAAGGTTACTTCACCATCTTCGTCAATAATTTTAATTTGTAATTCACCGACTGCACCTTCAACTTTAGCTTGTAATCTTTCTAATTGATTTTGCAATTCTAGTAATTTATCATAAACACTAATAGGATTCTGTTCTCCTGTTAAAAAGCCAGATGCTAGTGCATCTGCGGCATGTGCATAATAAGTATCTCCTGCTGTAAATCCACTATCAAGGTGTGTAAATAATCCTTGTGATTCTAAATCATCGTTTATTTCAACTTTAACATTATCTAAGTCGTTTTGGTTTATTAATGAGTTTGCACCGTCTGATGATATTTCTCCTTCAGGGAATGGAATAGTAATAATATCTGACCATTCTGATTCTACTGGAGTTTGTGGAAAACCTGCTTCAGAAACAGATTTAATCATCATTTCTATTTTCTCTCCCGGTTGAATAGATAAATCTATTGAATTAAAATTAATAGCTTGTGAATCTTCTTCAGATTCTAGAATCCATCTATATCCACCATCTGCTTGCTTTTCTCTTTTTCTAATAGGACCTTTAACTTCTACCCAGTTTGAGAATGCAGCAGTTTTTTTATTAAATTTAATTTGCTCTATTACAGATGTTTTACCCGTCGCTGAAACATATCTATATCTAGCAACAAACTGAACCACCTCTTGTGAAATTTCATCACCAACTTTTTTAGGCTCTGGAATAGACCAAAAACCTCTTACCCTATATTTAGGATTAACTTTAGGTAATTCATTTGATTCTGCAATCGCTTTAATTTGACTAACGCTAGAAGAGAATACTTTAGTTTCAGCTGACTTTTCTCTAATAATAGAAGCTAATTCATTTTTCTCTCTATTTCTTTCTATTTTAGATGAGAACTTTTTAGTAGCAATTAATTTTCTTTTCTTTCTGATTGTAGTGTCAAGCTTTTTAATAACTTCTTTAGCTTTAACTTTATCAGATTTAATCTTTTTTACTTGTTCAACGCTTGCGTTTTGAGTAAGGTGTTTATTAATTTGTGTTACTTTAAAGTTATCTACTTCTACTACAGGTGCATCTGGGATTAGACCTTCTGACGCAGGTGGAATGTAATCAACCTTAAGTGCTTTAATAAATTGACCAAAATCAGCAACTTCTTCTTTATAATATTTAGCAAGTGTAGTAACTATACCATCTTCATTTTGAATAGTAAGTTCATTCGAAAAGAATGCAACACCTGGTGAGAAATCAGTAGCTGGTAATTTAGAGATAGGATCAATTGGTTTAACAAAGACAACTTGTCTTTCATTAAATCCAACTTTAATATCTATAGAAACGGAAACATCAATGTCTTTGTAAATAGCGAGAGCGTTTGCTGCTATCTTAATGGGTGCATAACCTTCTAAAAGAGATAGTTCAACTTGTGAAGATGAAGAATCAATAGAGGTTACTTTATATCTTGTATTGTACTCAGATGTATTTACTACTAATGAATCTCCAATTTTTAGAGTTTCAGTATCTTTCATCTCTTTATTAGAGTCTGAATACGTTAATTTATTTAGAGTGTAAACCTTTACGGTTTTAGTTTGACTAGTTCCGTCTATTAAAGAGGTTTTTTGAACATTTTCTACTTTTAATACATCTAATTGGCCATTGTATTGAATAGATCTTATTGGCATATCTACCGTCTCTGCATCTATTCTATATTTTAAACCATCTTCTTTTATTTTAGAAATAAATTTAGAATAATTAACATCATTTTGACCTTTAAAAACTTCATCAAAAGATTCAGTAGATGCTAGGTCTTCATGATCGAATATAAATCTTTCAGTATAAACTCTTTCAGTATCTACTGGAATCTGTCCTTTAACATCTAGGCTAATAGTTAATAAAGGATTTAGGAAATCTTCAAAGAAATCATTTAATTGAGTGTTGAATTCCTTAGGAGTCGCTAGAGATTTTATAGGTAAGGAAGGTCCTTTTAATTTAGAAGTATGTATTCTTCTATAAGATCCATCTTTAAGTTTTACGTTTGCACTAGAAGTATCTAAACCGCTAATCGCAGTCATGTTCTTATCAATTCTTTCAATTTCTCTTTTCAAAAATCCAAATGCTGGAATCTGAATTGCAGTCATTTCTCCTGTGCGATTATCGAATAAATCTATTGTAACCGTTTCTTTGTCGGTTGAAATAGCCTCATTGATACGTTCGAAAGTTTCTAGTGAATTAGTATTTAATTCTAGAAACTGTTCGAGTAAATGTGATATGGAATTGCTAGCGCTCATATTATCTTAAGATATCGTATTCAAACGTTTTATTTACTGGATCTACGCATACTATTTCAATATATGGTTTATTAGATAATAAGTCCGATAAAGAAATAGAAAGTTTCTGCGACCATCCATTACTCTTATCAGTCCACAGTGTTATATAATGCGTTGATAAGTTTTTTATTTTATTTTTAAAAGTTACTCTAACAACTTGGCCTTTTTTCCAGTTTGTTATTGTATCATCTAAGTATATATTCAGGTTAGAATCAAAGCTCTGTGATTGGTCTGTGTATATTCTAACTAAATTATCAAACTCTTTAAGTCTTTGCCATACTGCCTTTGTACCAGCTTCATCCGGTAAAAACATAGAATCAGCTGATAATTCTCTTTCATTAGCAGAAGTTACAGTGTCATATACATAAGCTTGTCCTAAAGAATAACCATAATTTACACAACTAATTTTAACTTTACCATTACTTGATTTATCAATAGAGACTCCTGTGTTACCTGATTCTAGAACGTCTGTATTATATTGTATCTCTGCCGGGATTACACCAGATATAACCTGATTTAACCTAGAGTTGGTGTTTGTTATCAAGTCTAAAAGACTTCTTTCATCTTGGAAATTAAGAGTAGCGTTTTCAACATCTTGCTCTATATTATCTAATCTTTTAGATATTCCTTGTAAACTTTCAGAACTTAAAAAGAAACTTTCTAACATTTCAACTTTCTTAGAAATATCATTGTATCTTGTATTAGCATCTCTTAATAATTGAACCGCATTTTCTAAAGCACTGGTCGTGTCTAAGAAAATATCCATTGAGAAAGTAGAATAATCATTAATATTCTTCTCTATTCCTACGTTATCTAGGGCAGAATTAAACTTAAGATTTAATTTAAGTGCGAATGCATTACCATTAAGACCCGTAACCTCATTCGGTTTGTATTTAGTTAATTCTGGAATATACCATCCATCATTAGACGTATCTTCTTTCCAGTTATCTAATAAAATTATACCATATAGGTTAGTCGCTTTATTTCCAATATTGGATTTTGAGTAGATGTCATAGTATACTAAAATAGCGTTAAACCTAAAATCTCCACCTCTTTTAGAATAATCTAATACTGAATTTAGTTTTGGATCATTTATGATTTTTGAATATGCACTTGCATTAAAATCAATTCCAAACGTGGGTATTTCATTTTCATCTGTATTATAAGTTCCATCGGATTGATCTGCATAAGATTCTAAACTTAAGAAAGGATCTGGATGAATATCATCACTTGTTCTTCCTTCAATTTCAGAACCCGGTACAAACTTAATATTATTAGTATTAAATTTAGATGTTTCTAATAAAACTTCAGGGGTATATCCTACAGAAGAAGGAACATTAACAAATATTTCGTTATATTGTTGTCCTTTGTAATTCTTATCGTTAGTTACATCGATGTTTCCGATATATTTTATAACTTGACTATATTCAGAACCAGACTGAGTAGAATCATCTAACTCAATCATTCTAGAATATCCTGTTGAAACTTCTTGTGAAGTTGCAGTTCTAACTCTTATTGCATTTATATGATATAAGTATTTAAAGAATATTTTTTCTGCATCACTTTGAAACAATACATCATCAAAATCGTCATTAACCTCAGGGTTAAGTAACATGTTCTCTAAATTAAGTGCGTAACTTTGAAAAGTCTGTGCGAAATGAACATTACCGTTACCATCATGTGCTATGTCGCTATAAGCACTAGCATTTTCACCACCACCTCCTTCGAATAAATTCGTATAGTTAATATAGTTAGGTCCTGTACTAGGGTCATTGGGATCACTTAAATTAGCATCTGCATATACTGGCAAGTCTAGCAATGCAAATTTAGAAAATTCAAAATTAATATCTGGATTATAATAAGCACGCGTCAAATCCCTTGCTGAGTTAGCAAAAGCATACATCGTACCTCCCTGTTCCTGTGGAATCCTTATTAGTGGTGTAGCCATCTAATCTATTGTTTTATTTTTATGTTACGAAATTATAGCGTTATGTGAACTTGTAATCCACCACTTATTGTTAATGCCTCCTATCAAACTAATGCTACCATTCTGTGAAACGGTTACTTCAGTTGTAACTCCATGTATATTCGCTAAACTTGCACTTGCTATAGCAAATGCTGCTGATGCGATTATAGTTAAAGTTTGTCCAGCATTAGAATCTCCTAATATAAGATCCGTGGATCCAGTATATATGTAAGCTCCTAGTGTTGGATTTCCAGTTGGAAAATTAACAGTGTCTGCAATAGAATGCTGTAATCCTTTTTCTAAGATAACATTTTCTTTAAACGTAGCTTCGACACCTGCTTCTAATGAAGATGCGGTTACGTTAAATGTAGTTAATGTACCTGTGTTTACGGACAGTGTACCTGCCGTAATAGCTCCAGTTAAAGATAACGTAGAACTTGTCGTGTCTAGAACATTTGCAATTAATCCTAATTCATCATTTACATTATCAAAATTGTTATTGATAGTAAGTCTCGAAGAAGAAAGTGAGTGCGTTCCTAAAATTGTTGTAATACTTGCCATTTTATTTAATTGTTAAGATGTTTTTTCTTGTTATGTTTTTATTTCCGTTCAAATCAGTTAATTCAAGCTCAATACTATACTCTCCCTTTGTGTCAAATAAGTATGTCAGCCACTGATTATCATAATATATATCTTCTTTTTTTACACTATTATTTATCAATCTCCATTTCTGATTTATTATACCTGGCATTTTAGTCAAGTCATAAGAAAAAGTCATATGATTTAATAGATTTATAGTACCGTGATCGTCTATTACATAAGAGTCATTAAAACTAGGATTGTACGCCTGATATTTAACAAAACTAGCAGGATCTATAATCCCAGTGGTTGTCGTTACGTTATAAAAATCATATACTTGATTAGGTTGTTTAGACACTACTAGCATATAATCGCACGTATCTGCTCCATCAAAATTGTTTATTATATTTCCGTCAATATCTTTATATATCGGATTCCAATTGAATTTAGTAAAAATAGGGTATTGATTAGGATTTAAATTATTTAATTCATCCTTTAAATTTTCCCAGGCAACAAAGTCAGTATTGGATGTAGGGTATGTTGCAGTTGGAGTATATGCTTCCACTATTTCAAGATCTGTAAAGGGATCTAACTGTGAAATAGATATAGTTCCATTGTTAGCACCGTTTAATTCTACTTTAAAAGAAGAATTTAAATCAGGTCCGACTCTAGTTTGATCCCAGCATATTTCAGGACCATCGTTCCATATTTGTTTTCTTAGTGATTTCCACTGATATGGACCTGTTGTTTCGTTAAATCCAGTCGGAGTTGTAGAATCAGCAAATCTTCTTACTATTGAAAATTCATTACCGTCTTCCTCATCGTGTAAATAATTAGCTCTATCGAGGGTTATGTAATATGTAGCAATACTTTCTTCGACGGTATTTAGGTTTTCTCTACCCCATTCCCATGAAGAACCTGCTTCATCCCATTGATATTTATAATTTGCCCAATCTAATTCAGGTGTAAGTTTCTGATACATTCCATATACCTCAACGTTCTTAGATTTAACTATTACCTTTTCATTGTGACTAATGCTTCTAACATTATACAAATCCCAAAAAGCAACATCAATCGTATACTCACCTATATATGGAAGTATGATTGGTAATGTGTACCAGTTGTCAATGGATCCTCTAATATTTTTAGAGTAACCTCTAGGACCTTTAATTATCCATTCAATTTCATATACACTTCTTTTCCACCAATCATCCCATGTTAAGAAAGGATCTTGCAGGGTAATGTATGGAGGTTGTCCGAGTGGAGAATGTAAAACATTGGCATCATCGTCAGTGTCGTTTGCATCTATGAACGTAAAATTTGCATCATCCCATGTATCTTTAAGAGAAGTTCCTGTTAATATAATAGGAGCTCCGATAGGAATTCCTGCCATCGTATTATGTGAAGACATATCTTCGTCATGCCAACTTGTATAGAAAGATCTAATAGAATCTTCTAATTCATTTCTTTCTGTTTTATTAAAAACCTCTATCTTTTGATTACGACCTTCTAGTCTATAATCTACTTTCCTAAGATCTTCTATATAAATTGATTTAACATCTGGAAATATATCATAATGTACGTCTTGTCCAGCATATTGTGCATGTATTTGGTGTTGATTATTCCAAACTCTTTGATTTACTCCGTCGAAGTAATCACCCTCTGCTGTAATATCCACGATCTTTGCATTAAGAGGTAGATATTCTCTCTGTAGTTTACGCTTTAAAGCATATAACTTTATTAAAATTTCGTCTGGCGAAAAGTCTGAAATTTCTTCTACTTCTGGTAAATCAAATTCATTTAGTTTTCCAGTAGGAATATTTAGTCTATACGCTAATGAAAACCTAGAAGTCTTTTTTTGATTAGAATTAGGAAGATTTGTATTTTTACTTTTCTTTGCTAAAAAACCAACTTCAGTTTGATTAGCAACAGGAACAACTATCATTTTTCCAAAACCTTCAGATTGTTCATTTATATTTAACCAATATTCTCTAAGACTTACATTACTATATCCAAAGAAATCTATAACGCCTAATAGGGCTTTATATGTTCCTATAAACGGTTTAATAGTAGAAGCCTGTAATAAAAGTTCCTTTCTCTTCGTATTTAATAATTTATAATCTACACCAAGATCTTTAATATCAGAATCTCTAAATATTAAATAATCCATCTCAGTAAGATTAAGTGCCATATTGGTTAAAAGGGTTTTCAGTCTTTCATCTTCACCAACCACTTCACCGTAAACTTTAATTTCTGCAACCTTTACGTCAGTTCCATTCTCAGTAGCATAAACTTCTAGTTTTCTAATATGAAATCCTTCTTTTTCTGAACTCAGTGCGATGTTAGCAAGACATGCCTGTGGCTGTAATGCTGCTGCATTTAATGGAACTAGTTTAAAACCATTTGCATCAATGCCATTATAAAATGTATTGTCTCTCATCTCACTGATTTGAAACGAATCTACATTTACATCATAATCACCATTATTCATTTTACCACTATAAAGAAATATGTCTGTACTTTCTCCATATTCCGTGGTAAATTTAAATTTAAGTGTATTCTTATTTGCGTCAACTGATATGGGATGTACAAACCTTTGATTATCTAATTCATCCCTTACTTCTTCTAACACATATAGGTTTAAAGTTTCATATAGGCCCGTTGATATTTCAGGTAGAAATATAGTTCCCTTAGAATAACCTAAAGTACCGTCGTAGTCTAAGTTTAATTCATTAGAATTATTATCAAAAAATCTAAGATTCTGATATGACATTGTTATCTAATTTTTTTATCGTTCTTTTTCATGGTATATGATTTATAAACTTTTAAATAGTTTACAGAATCAACCCAATCTGCTAATATCTCTTGAACAAAATTAACGAAATCGTTCATTTGATTATTTCTCCATATATGATTAGATATGGAATTCTTTAAGATATTATTTCTATAATCGTTTCCTAGATTCTTTCTATCATCAAATACGGTCTCTCTAATAGAGTATATTCTTTTCCTTCTGCTTTTAAATAGTTTACTAAAAATATTCATTATATTGATTTTCTATTTTTAGCTTGAACTTTTGCAAATATTGAATTCTTGACCGCTGGCTCATCAAAGTATATTGAAAGAGCAGCCTTTTCACCTGTCTTGACAGAATCTTCGACCATTGCATTATCGCTATCTAGCCATCCACCTCTGAACAATGCTACTTCTTCAGGTTCTAAAATAATATCTCCAAATGAATCTAGATTAATTACATTTTCAGGAAGAGCAGCTCCCGGTTCAAAGTTGACCTGTGATGTAGTTACTGTTCTTTTAAAGAAAACCATCTTTTGTTTACCATTACCAACGTCCTTTAATACTGGAGTAGATGGAGTAACATTAACTGTCTCAGATATATAGTAGCCTAGTCTTCTTGCTGTTTCTTCTTTTTCAGAAGTAAATTTAACATTAACTGAATCAATGCCGTCAATTGCCTCAACAATTGCAACGATATCTGATTTAGGTAATCTGTCTCTTCGTGTTATATTAATTAAGTATTCTGCAATCTTAGATCTAATCTCTGTCGCAACGTTAGCTTTACTATATCCTTCAAAGTATCTTACCTTAACATCCATTCTAAAAAATTGTGGTTCTGGATTAACTATCTTTACTTCAGTAGTGACCATTTGTCTTCCTGATTTTTCTAATAAACCTAAGATACCTTCTTTTTCTATTTCAGTAAAAAAGAATTCAGATGTATCTAAATTAAAATAATCTTTATTGTTTTGTAGTTTTTTGAGAGTGTTGGGCAACATAAACAGATAGATAACATTATCATCATCTAAATATCCATCATCCGTTGTATTATATGCATCTAAATAAGAGAACATACCATATCTTGATAAGAAATGCTCATAATTATCAGGTGTTGCTAGCACAAATGAGTGTGATTGTAATGGAGCAATTAATTTCGTTAATTGAATATCTTCAGGATTTGCTCCCATTTTTGGGGCAACTGTAAATTCAGACTCTAACATTTCATTTAAGTCATGTGTATTTCCTAAAGAATCCGTACCTTCTGTTTTAAATAAAAAGGATAAATCGGCTCTACCATTTAAATTACCCATGGAACCAGCTATTTTTAAATATTCCACTTCTATCGTAGAACCTGTAGGCGGTATTTCACCAAAAGATCCATTTCCAAAATAAATATCTAAACCTCCTGTAATACCTGTCTTGACAAGATATCCCTGAGTTCCTTTTTTCATATCATACAAAGAATCGTATTTAGACCAAAGATTAGAATTAACCTTTATTCTAACTTGAGAATGATCCACCATGCTTTTTGTTATAACATTAAAGGATTGGAAGGATTCTCCAGTTGATGTTAAATTCTGTGATTCGTATTCACCTTGTATAACAGGAACATATATGTAGTTTGAGTTTGATTTTTCTAACCTGAATTGATCGTTGCTAGTTCTTAGAGTGTATTTAAGACCGTTATCCTTGCATTCTATAATAGAATTTGCTGGAATGTTTAATGCATCACCTGCAATGTCGTCTAAATTAGAAACACCTAGTCTTAATCTTAATTCACCAGAAGCGGCAGCTCCTCTAAATGAATCATGTCCAGCTAATCTTGATAAACCATATATTGATTCGGGATTCTGTGCTGTTAGTATGTTCTGTTCAACAGTAGCATCTTCTATGTAAAAGAATATTAATCTACCTATTTGCGAAATAACATCAAGTAATTGTGAAAAGGGTGAAGCTGTCGTGAATGCTCCTTCTACCTCGCCGTATACCCTAGTAATATAGGATCTTACGTCATCGATCATTTCTCCAACTTTAATTCTAGATGTTGATAAAAAGTTATTATCTGCCATTTTTTATTTTATTAGTTTTATTATACATAAACTCCTAGTTGATACCTATTATCAATTCGTATGTCTACAAACACGGCATGCCTGTCAACTTCTTTTGTGAAGTCAACATCTACTGTGACGTTAAATTTTCTAGCCAAGGGTGCATATCTAAAAATCTGCTCGGCAACTACTTTTTTTAATAAATAGTCATTATAGCTTAAAGAATAAACATAATCTTCTAAATTTGCTCCAAACTCAGGATCACCTAATACATCACCTCTTCTTGTAAAAAGAATGGTTTCTATCTGTGTCATTAGCCTAGCCAGTTCAGAATTAACTTCTAACTTAGCTGGATCAAAACCAGGATCTCCTTGTGCTTTTATATAAAACTCCATTTAACTATATATTCTATTAAGAATGCATCATCCAATCGGTGCCTTCATCTGATTTTATTTCTTCTATTACTGCTTCTAATTCTCCTTCACCTAAACCTTGAATTGCATCGGCGTTTACTTCTATATTACCAGGTAAAGCAAATCCAAATATACTTAATTTTTGACCTAGTGAAATTTTAATCTTAGCAGCACAATACCTAAAGAATGCTTCATCTTCGAAAAGAGCACATTCAGGAATAGTTTCATATACCTCTAATATAATATTTCTATTAGGTGTTTCACCTGTAAATTTAATCTCATGAGTTAATTGATTATAGTGAAATCCTATAGGATTCTCTAAGATCTGTCTAGCCATATCAAAGAAACTTTCATTAACCACATAGTATTGTAAGCTCTCTGCGGCATCAACTACACCATCTCCACTAAACATACCCTGGTACATCATTCTCTCAATAGCAAAATCTCCTTCTTGAAATCTAATATCTGAACCACCTGCATACTTAGATCCTGTTTCAAAACATCCATATACTGAATAAACTTCTCCACCACCGGTAACTGGATCCATTTTAGGTAGTGTGAACGATCTTTTATTCTTAAAATATTGTGTTGTAAAGAGTTCCTTTGGTAAAACCATAAAGTTTTCTTTCATTGAATATTCGTAATTCTTATAAAACCATTTCTTTGCTCTTTTAACAAGTCTTTCAACTTCTGCCCTTGGGAGATTCATAGGAATCATACATGACCCTGTCACTTCCGATGCCAACTCATTTACAAAGTTATTAAAGCATGTAGGATTATCCCAGCTTGGAGCCTGTTGGTTGCTATCATTACCTATTATATTATCACTCATTTTATTTTAGTTATTTTTAAACTTCAGTGTAAAGTATTTTTTCGGTGTTGTCGAACTTTGCAGTTCTTTTATCATATTTACCATCTCTAAATATACCACCTTGCATTGATCCTTTCATTATTCCATTTCCGTATATGTAACAGTCCTTTAATATACAAGACTGATGAACGTATGAACTTTCTAATTTAGATGAATTAACCTGTGTAGATTGATAGAAATTACATGTATGTATATCGGATCCATTTATGTCACATCCAAAGAAATCACAATTTGTAAATTCTCCTCTCAAAGAACATCTTATAAATTCATATCCTTCTAATTCTACACAATATGATAAGTTACCACCTTCTACTTGAATAGTTCCGTTGTCAGCATCATAGTTAATATGTCCTTTTGTTAATTCACCGTGTGTAAATAATCTAAGAACTCTTTCTCTAATATTAGGCCAGTGTAAATCTATTATCTTTTCATTGTCATTTAAATCGACCGTTAATTTAACATCTTTATTCCATCCCGCATTGATAGATTTCCAATCTCTTCTAGCCTTTATAATTCTTTCATTCTTAGCAAGAATTTTTCTAAGCTCTATTGAATTAAGATTGTTAAATTGAACATTACTCGTGCTATTCCATAGTTGAGTTATAAAAAGATCTAGCATTTGTAGAATCTTAGAAGTTTTCTTTTCCCAATCTTCTCCGCCAAGATATCTAAATTCTAAATAATTCTTATGTCTTTTTTCAAAGTTAATTCCGTAATATTTAGAATCAGGATATATGAAATTACTAGGAGTAATATTTAATCCATCGTAGAAATAAGTATCTGACTTAGGTAAAACGAATTTAATTGATTTTGCGTATGCAGAATCCTTTCTTTCAGGAAAAAACTTAAAGACTTGACTTTCTTTAAAATCTAAAATAAATTTAAGAACATTCATTTTAGATATTCTGTGTTTATTTTCTATTTTATCTGTATCAAAGGATATGTTTAAGTGAATAGAACTTCTATCATTAGTATATCCATTTTCTTCTATCCATTTACATACTTTGATGATCATCATTCTTGCAGAATAATAAGGCTGTGGACCTGTTACGAGTTCCATCAGTTTTTCACCACCTGACATATCAGGTTCTATCTTGAACTCGTCTCTTGTAACTTCAAAATCACTATGCGCCTTTGCTTCTACTCTAATCTTTTTACCTAAAAGACCCGCTAACTCTTTAGCAGTCGTATCGATATCCTTATTAGAATAGAATTCAAATTCAACGCCTAGTAGCGAATTCTTTAATATGTCTGAATTATTAATATTATTCATTTACGTAATTGTATAACTTAAGTTGGTTTATATATCTCTGTTAGATACACTATAACGTGAAAAAGCCCGAGTGATCGGGCTCTTTCAATTAAATTATAGATTTGATTATAGTTTAAGGAATACTTTTCTAGTATCTTCTTCAACTCTGATCACTTGGACAGTAATATCTGCACCTTTAGATATATCTTTAATATCTATGTTATCAGGGAATTCCGATATATGTAAGAGTCCTACAACACCTTCTTCTATTTCTACAAATAAACCATAATCTTTAGTAGATTTTACAATACCAACTACTTCGGTTTTCTTAGTATATCTAGAAGAAATACCTTCCCATGGATCTACTTTCTTCTCAGCAGGAGAACCTTGAACAAGCGTAATTTTTCTTTCATTAATAACTTCTTTAACATAGAACTTGATCTCTGTTCCTGGCTCTAAAGATCTATCTCTATGTGCCTTTGATGTCTCAGTGTCTAGGTCGTTAACGTGAATCATACCCGTTAAACATCCTTCAAATTCAACAAATACACCATATTTTGCAGAGCCTGTAACATGACCTGTTCTTTCAGATGTAATGTCCTCTTGTATTTCTTTAAGTGTATTAGGAATAAGAGCTCTTAAGTATGCTCTGTGAGAAACTACAACAGTTCCTTTTTCTTCTGAATAACTAACAGGTACTACATACATTTCGGTGTTAATGATTGATTCGAAGTCGTGTAATTTATTTACACCTGCTAATGAGCCTGGCATAAAGCAATCAATGCCTTGAACTTGCACCATATATCCTCCACCTGGAATCATCTTGGCAACAACACCACTGTATGCTGTATTTCCATCGTCAATAGATGCTACGATTTCTTTAATAACCTTAGTCTTAAGACCTTCAGTTACGGAACCTATCATATATTTTTTGACATTCATTGAAGTGTCAGCGATTAACTGAACGTCAACTTCTACTCCCTGTTTTAAAAGTTCTCTTACTTCTACAGTTTCTCTTGATAAATCTACATAGACTAATTCTCTATATCCTACATCAATTGATGCCCATTCTGAATCAACTGCATATACTTTTCCTGTATAACTAGCGCCTAATTGTAAAGAATATATTGTGTTAGAGGTCAATGAATGACCTTCCATTATGTCAAATAGTTCTTGAGCGTATGATTCTCTGCTATATACTTTTACACCTTTAGGTGCTTTAATATGTGGATTGGGTTTCCTAAGCTTAGTTACACATGTTGCCTCGTATTGGTCCCACATGAATTCTCCGTTTTCATCCATATAATTTGTATCTGGACCGGGAGTTGGTTTTTCTGGAGCTGGTGTGTTTAATGAAGTTTCTACTTTAACTTCTGTTTCTTGATTTGCTTCAACTAGTTGAGTTGTCGCTGAGAGTCTAGCTCTCTTTTGTTTTTGAGTTGTCTTTGTTGACATTTACTTTGTTTTTAAAAGGGTTAATGTATGTTTTACTAGTTATATATCAAATTACGGTGGCGTCAAATCCTATCATAGGAATATAAGGAACTAAAGGAACCGCTATTCCGCCCATATAAATAAATTTCATTTGGCTAAGATGTGTAAAATAAGAATATGCTAATGCACTTGCAACGTCCTCGGCTGCATCATGCACGTTATCAGAATCCTTTCCTGAATTAAGAGCTCTTCTTAAATTATCTGCTAATTTCTTTTGATTTCCATAACTGACACCTATATATTTTCCCATAAGAACAGGTATTGATGTACATGGCGGTGTCGGGTCACCAGTTGCAAACGGCTGTATTGTTGCATCTTTCCAGTATTTAAGAGTTGCCTTTGCAAGTTCTTTATATGGATCATCTTTACTTCCACCTTCTGCTAACATTGCAGCTTCAATTCCCATTTCTACTATTAAAGTATTTCTAATTTGTTTAGCTAAAGTTCCCGTTTTAGACATATCTATATTTACAATAGAATCCTGGCCTTCGTCACTTGTACTTAATGGACATCCTTGCCATTTTTTTCTTAGCTCAGTATCTACATATTCGAATATAAGCCTTGAATGCTTTTGTCCATAATCATCACTTCCGTTCCATGAAAATTCAGAAACAAATGACTGTGTTAGTACAGGCGGCATTTTCTGATTCTCTTCATACGGTTCTTGTATCTTTAGGTTGTTTAATTTAAAATGATATCTGACCTTTATTTTTTCTGAAGGTTCCATTTCTTCATAGCCCTCGGGTAGTGTTGTGTCGAATGGCCAAGGATATGTCATTTCATTTACTTTATCCATTTCTACGGCCACCTCATTCGCCTTGTCAACTGAGCGAGTTGCAGTATTTCCGTAACTATTAGTATATTCTGTCGAGGCTGGATGTGATAATAATATTGACTCCCTTATATATTGTACAACTAGTTCATGAAACCGTTGTTTATTTCCGGTGCCAGATCCTGCAAATGATCTCCAGTTCCAATCTAATCCCTTCAGTGTAGCGATAGCGTTATCCCTATTTCGTGTTCTGTCGTTTATAATAGTAGTACTTGTAGTGAAATGTGTATTCTTTTCTAGACGCTCTAGCCATTTCCAAAAATCTAGTCTTTTTTCTCCATCTGAGATATCTTCAAAGGTCATTAACAATCTTGTTGCAGTTATTCGAGCTAATTCATCAGCTGATTCCTTACCATCTAAGCGGTGGAATTCAAAATATCTATATCTATATAGGTTTTCTGCTTCGTCATCCTTAAACTCTTCTAAATACTTGTCAAGCTCTTCCGTTGGCTCATATTGTATACCTTCTCCTATTTCACCTTCTAGTTTGTTATATTCTGGATCATTGTCCTTCCCTGCAATCGTTAATCTAGTCGCAGCACCTTCAGCTGTCGCTAAGAATGCTATTAAATTATCTTTTTCATTTATAAGGGGTTCTTCGTTATCCGGGGTTACCATCACCGGTTCACCTTTTTCCCAAAGATCATGAAACCACTGTTCGTAGCTTGCTATAAATGCAGATTCACCCGGTGAGCCTTCATGATTAGCCATTCCCGGAATACATTGTGCATTGCCCTGAACTGCTGCTAAATATGCCTTCGCTAATTTTTTTCCAAAATCTTTCGCGTCTAGTGGTTGCTCTTCTGGTTTTTCTAGAATATCCGATACTTCACCTATGAATGTTGACCATTGTGCTGGCATAATTATTTATTTTCTTGTTGATATGACTTGTGATCTCCTTCGGCAAATGGAACTTGTAAAGTTCCGGAAGGACCAACACCCGTCGGATGAATATGTGCTTTATAGTCTGTAATAAAATTCCTTAGGAATGTCTCTAAGTCTAATCCTCTTACGGCTGGCTGCTCAGTGTCTTCACCGGGTTCTCCAGTATTACTTAAAAATATATTACCTGCATCTAAAAATATTCTATCATCTGTAGAAATTTTAATATCGCCGGCTTCATCTATTTGTATTATAGGTCTTTCTTTTGCACCGAGACCTCTAGTAATTACAAGACCATCTTCTTCTGAGTGATAAATTCTTACGTTTCTTTCAGCATCATACACTAAACTGATTACATTTTCAGCATTGCCTGCACCATCTAAAATATCTTCTTTAAGATCAAGATTCTGCTCTATCTGAAACCAATATTCAGGATGATATAAATTTCCATTATCAAATCTAGCTGAAACTATATCTCCTATTCTTGGAACATGATGTGAACCTACTGCATCTCTATTCATAGGAGTTGCCCATGGAATAGCATCATCCGGTAAATTATCATATTTACCCAAAACCTTAACCTTACATCTACCCATCTTAAGAGGATCGACATTGTCGATAACTTCTCCTAACCAATGGGTGTCTCTGAGATTATCAGTATTTAATTCTTTTTCAGTTGACATATTTTAATCGTTTATATTACCAAGAGACTGTGCAGCTGCCTTTGTTAAAGCATCTCCAACTGTCGATGAGGTATCTACATTAAATACATTTTCAGCTATGTTTCCACCTATATTATCTACTCCGTCAGAAACACCCTTTAGGGCATCTTGGTATATGTTCTCGAAATTAGGAACTCTACCCCTAATACCATCTCTTGCACTTTGAACTAATTCATCTTTCTTTTCTCTTGCTAATCTATTAAGATCATCTAATCCTCTTTCTCCTAATTCTTTTAGCTTTCCTTTTAACTTATCACCTAAAAGTCCAAGTATTCCGTCTGCTTTATAATCTTCAGAGTCATGTGCCGGTGAAAGTCCATCTGGTATAGTGTCTGATACAATTCCATTTAAAACCCTAGCATCCATTTTATCTATGACTTCGTATGTCATTTCTATAGTTTGCCTAGCTTGTTCGCCTGGATTTTTAGTAAGATCTCCGAATATTTCAGAACCGGTGTTCAATGAAAATTCACACTCTCCGAATCTAAACATAAAGAAAGGTCTATTGGCACTTCCGGAAATTCCTTCATTACCATTATTAACTCCTAAACTTGGCTTCATATTTCCAGGAAAACCCTTAATAGCAGCTAAGTCTATTTTCTTAGGAATTCCACTTAATTCTATTCTAGATATATTTTGAAACTTCCTAACCTCAGTGACATATACTATCATCGAAAACTTTCTTAAATTTTCAGGTAATATCCAATTCCATTTAATTTCATCGAACACTGCTTTTCTATAAAGGTGCATAAGACCAGAAACTCTAAGGTTAATAGATTCTAAACAACTTAATGTTAACTTTGCCTCATCTCCTCCGAGGTAAGGATTATTAGGATCAAACGCAGTAACTGCTCTATCAACACCCTGTAATCCTTGAAAGAACCAAGGGGTATTTCTATTTATATCCAACAATGCTTTCTTAAATTTAATAAGGCTGTCTAATCTATCTTCATAAAACCTAGCAGTTGGTGATGAAGATGAATCAGCAGGACCCGCAGATGAAGAAAGTGCTGCTAATGGATTACTAGGACCGCTATCTATATTTCTAGTAGCTTTCTCAGAAGCTCCAAGCTGCTCTTTATAAAATTCTTCAGCGGCTCCAGATAAAAGAGGAGAATTAGTATGATCTGCCACGTTAAATAATATAACAAATGAAAGAAACGTAGGATCTTGATATGGGGATTGTGCTAACTTACCCTTTTGAAAATCTAATTTATTTTTAAAATCTGACATATAGTATATATTCTTATTAGTTTAGTGTTAGCCTTCCAGATTATTAATTCTACTGGGCCACTCTCTTCTTAACATTGTAAGCTTTTGTGTAAGACCAGTGCTTTGGCTATAAATATATTTAATTCCTCCTATTATATAATAGCCTGTTAAAAACTCATCTTTAACTTGATCTGCGTTTAAATCATTTACACTTTCAGCTTCAACTTCTTGATCTGTTTCAAATCCCTTTTCATCCTTTGCCTCATTTATACCCTGCTGTGAACTGATTTGTGTGAAACCGGATTTCATAATCTGCACAGGTATTTTTTGCCAAAGGTGTATTCCTGGATTAAATGTTTTTAAAGTTACTTCTAATTTCATTTTATTCATTTCATCTAAGTTCTGCTTATTACTAATTGCAGAATATGAATAATTTAAATGTACATTAGGTACGTCATCGGATTGAATAGGGAGCCTTCCAACGTATTTTGATTTTACTTCTTTGGTATATCTGTCTTCATCTCTTCTGCCCTTCAGGGGCTCATCTATATCCTTCATGTTATCACTAGCGAGTGGTTCTAGTTCATGAGCAACTACGCCTACTGAATCATTTTCCCAATATATCATTTTCCTTTTATATCCGTTTTTCTTAGCCAATGCTCCTGAATTGTTTACAAGATTGTAACTTGATATAAAGGTGTTAGTGGAATTCATGCTAGCCGCATTTGTCAGTATGTTTGGGGATTCTATTTTATTTGAAGTTTGATCTTCTCCATCTTCATCAAAGTCTACATCCATATTTATGAATGTTTCATCTAATCCTTCCTCTGAGTTTAATAGTGCGTTAACATCAACATAACATAAATTATAATAAGGGTCTATACAATATGTTTGAAAACTATCTTCACCTATATATGAATGTTCTACTAAATTATTTAAAAATTCTAAATTAGGTTGACATGCGTTAAGAGCTTTCATAGCATCATCAGCTGAATCTATATTTGTTGCTAATCCTAATTTTAAGTTCGTAGCAAACTCTTCAATCTGTTCCCTAGAAGTACCCTCATACGATGCACATCCCTCGGAATGCATTGTAGGTATTTTCATAGTTCCTTGAAAAACGTATTTAGCTCCATTAGTTGCTCTTTTTAAATCGTTAGCAGGAGGACCTGTTACTTCATCTATATCGAAATCTATTCTAATATCCCTAAACGTATCTTGTTGCCTAGCGGCTATTCTTATTGAAATAACATCACCGTCTCTTGGTATATTATCAGCATCAAATGTACCTTTAGTATCGAGGATGACAGCGCTTATCATTGGAATTTTTACACTACAGTCTATTTCCATTCTTTTAATGGATTCATCTGAAAATGAATTACCATTAATAACTATCATAGGAACTGGACCGCCATACTCATGGCTTATCTTTTGTGCACCCTCTTCTTCATCATGCGAATCAAACTTTATAGTGTCTAATTCCAAAGAATGCTCTAATACATTTAAAATGTGATTATTTACTGGCATTTACCTTTAGTTTAATATGTGGGTTTGTTAATGATCTTCTTTTTAACGAGGATATCGACAAAATCTCTAAAGTCCATTCCTACCTTAGCTCCTTTAACGTCTTTATCACCTTCAACGAATACGCCACCATCAAAATAGTAACTCTTTCCATTATCAGCTGCTACTCCAATTAAAGTACCTAGCATAACCTTTCCAGGAACTCTTACCTTTGAACCATGTAATGCTTTAACAGAATCTTTATTCCAATTGCTTAGATACATTTCTTCTCCAGTTGTACTTCCGCCTGCTACCATTCCTCCAGCTGCCTTCAGTGCTTCACCTTCTGGTGTATCTCTTTCAGCATAAAGTACTGCTATAATTTCGTTAGCTAGATCTTGGTCTCTGCCAACCTTTAGAGCCTCGTTTACGAATTGTTCATCTATATCGTACTCTTCTTCTTCCCAGTCGTCAGCCCATGTCTTTTTCTGACGGTAAGGATTAGCTCCTCTTGACATCATAATTTTAAAGATTTGTTTTTTTGCGTTTTCATAATCAGTATCTTTATATCCGTCCATTTCTTCTTCATCTGCAAACTCCATTTGACGTGCTAGCACGTGCAATTTGTATAATTCCTCATTATCCATTTTATCACTAAATGTATATGGGTTTTTCCTAGATTTTTTTACACTAAGTTTAATTGGTTTTAATTTTTTTGCTTCTTTAACAAATTGTTCAAATAATTGTATGCGTTTCATAATTTTTATTTTTATTTATATTCTAATTTCTCCATTCGTAACTTCAATGTTAGTTTGGCCTGACTGTAAAATGTTAGGGGGCAGAATTTCTTTATTATATTTCTTGCTTAAGTATTCTATTCTATTGGCATCCTTGACTGGCATTCTTTTCGTATTAATAAACTGTTCCCTGATAGGGTTTTTATAAGTCTTATTAAGAGTAAGCTTCCATTTCTTTTTAGCTACATCTATTTTAGGAATATAAAGAACATCTCCTTCCTTTATAGAAAATGGATTTGAAATCCCGTTAAATTTTAAGATAGCATCAACGTGGTCATGTGTACCATATTCGCTTAATGAAACTAAATCAATTCTACATGATTCGTCATCCTCCACAATATGTACACCCTGTACTGAACTTTCTGCCATTTCCATGAAAATAAAAGTAGGGACTGCCATTGTCAACTTACCCTCAGATATTTGTTTTTTATCTATGCTATATAATTTCATTGTTATCCGTTAGCTATTTTTCTAAATTCAGAATTAAGAGCTTTTCTCTTATCTTTACCACCATACGCTGTTTCAATATATGTCTTGTTAATATCTACTCCTTCTTCCGGTTGTAGATAAAATCTACCTCTACCCATATTAAACATCGATTCTATATCTAATTTATCTCTACTTCTACCTGGCTTAAGTGTGATTTCAACTGTCATTCTCTCTGGAAAATCTTGAACTCCCATACCACCTTCAAATGTTACGTTAGTTTCTCTACATGTTAAATTACCAACCAACATAATAGGATTAAGGGGATTACCTACCGTTAAGTGCCATGAACCTGTAGGATCTCCTGTTAATAGCGAAGCTGCTCCTTGTCCACCTGATGGAGAGTTAAACATTTTCATTAACGTACCTCCTAATATATTATTTAAGAATTTAGAATCTTTTCCACTTGCTAATCCTTTTACATCATTAACAACTCCTTTAAACATGTCTCCTAATCCAGATGCAACACTTTTAATAAATCCACTATAATTACCGGATTTAATTAAACTAAGATCACCTAGCGGTTTACCAGCAGAGCCGTTTCCAACATATCTAACAGAACCTCCCCAGAAAGGAGCCTGACTAGAAGTCAGTACCATTATATTTGCAAGTTGATCTAGCATTAATACTTTAGGGTTTGCACCACCAAAAGATCTTAACTCATATTCAAATTTAAGTTTAAATTCTTGACTAAACGTAAGACCTTGATCTCTGAATGAAACATCTTTAATAACGTTAACGGGTCCAAAGACATGATTAGGATATGTAGTTGACATAGCGTCAAATCCACTGCCTCCGTTTTTTCTTCTCTGTGCTGTTATTCCATCGACACCAGCTGCTGCATTTGCGGCTGCAGTACCTATTACACTTGAATCTAAGAATTGACCAAATGCACCTCTTCTACTTGAATTATTAGATTGCTTAGTTTGCATACTAGCTGATTCATCTTTCCAATTATATCCATGTGACCAGTTAATAATATCTGACATACTATTACCAGTTACCTCACTCATCCATGTCACCGCTCTAGCAATATCGGGCTGATCTGTTTCACGGACCTTGCCATCTTTATCAATATCCATTGGCGTAATAATATCATCTTGGACAGGATATGGAAATCTTCTAAGAGTTAATAGATAGTTATTAGGTATCTTTCCGTTATATCTACACATCGCGAAATCAGCATAGTTATACATATAACCATATCCGTTTGTACTCGACGCGTTGTTTTTAGTAATTTCAACTATTTTAGAAACAGTAGGATTATCTAATGTTCTCTCGTCTATCTTATTGTATTCAATAGCATCAACCCCTGCTGATTTAGCAGATCCACCGGGTGTAAAAAAACTACCTCTATAGTTTACTAAAGAGTATTTATTAAATGTAGAATAAGCGTGTTCACCATCTGTTATTTTTTCTTTAGTATCTTTACCGTCTTTTCCACGTTTAAAGTATACAACAGAGTCTGCTGTTTGTGTATAATATTGTGCCTTTCCCCCTGGTCTAACATTACTTAAAGGTTCTCCTACTAAAAGGGCTCTACTTCGTGTGTTAGGGTTATCGTAAGTTCCGAGTATCGTGTTCTGTGGATCTATGTTCTTTGGAACACTTTCTCCATCCGGGCTAGAGAAGTCAAAGAAGTTATCAACCTTGTCTCCGAGGCCAGATACAGAAGATTTTAAACTCGAAGCGGCTCCCGCTGGTATCAATCCAAATAATGGCATATTGTAATATTATGTTTTTACTAGGTTTTATATATTCACAATTCTATGTCATCCAGATCGTCTGACTGTGGTCTATATAAAAGCTTATCATAATATTTATCCGTCTTTGGTTCTCTATCTCCTAAAAACTTCTTGAGGTGGGCAGCATATACTCCCCGTGATTGATAATAATATTTGCCAGAAGAATATACACTCCTGCTTGAGAGTTCAAATATGTCTTTAAAATTCTTTTCTATTAAGAAATCTTGTATATTATTAAATAGATCTATTACCTCTGTCTTGGTTTTAACACACATTACAGAATCAACCGAGATCATATAAGATTCCCATTTAGAATCTATTTGATTCTGAAAATCTTTCATAGATTTATAGTTCTTTCTAGTAAGACCGAATGTTGTAGTTCTATTATTAAAGTCCTTTGAAAACTTCATACCGAAGAGATATCGTTTTAAGAAATCTATGTTATCATGAAACTTAGTAATTCTTATTTGATATCTTGGCATATCCTCATCAAACTTTACGTCATGAATTACTGCATAAACAGGGAATACGATGTGAGAATATCTGGTGTTGGATACGAGGGCGTGAATTCTTTCACCCTTCGAAAATAACTTATGTCTTATCATTATAGATCAATTATCTTGACGCTTTCGAATCTTTTAAGAACGCCTTTAGGATAATCATCTCTATTAATGACTGTTAAGTTTAGTGATGCATCAGGTTCTATTGTTTCTTGTAAAAATAATTTAAAGTTGTCAATAGTTTCTGCATCTAAATTTTTAAATAAGTAAATGATTTTTTCTAAGTCGGCATTCTTATTTAGAACATTGATGAAAGAATCTCTTATTGCAAGACCAATTACAGAGCGATGTGGTTCAGTGTCATAGGGATCTGATTTAACTAGCTTGTTTCTAATGCTATAAAAATCTATCACTGTTTCTCCTGGGTTGTTTCTACAGAATTTATTAAATTCCTTTCTACTGTTACACCACACGCATTCTATTGTAATTTCGGTCGTTGTTGTCATCTTATCATTTTCTCCAACTCTTTAATTTTAGTTTGTAAAGTTTGGATTTTATGTTTTGTTTCGATGGCAGAGGGACTGTAATTAGTTCCCCATTCGGTAACCACCTTTATTTGATTAGATTGCTTTGAATTACCAAAGTCTAATCCGACATCGATACAGATATCCCTGATAAAATTTAATCTATCATCGGTGCCTTTATCAAAATCATAAACGATAACCGACTCGTATTTCTCACCAGCCGCATTAATGTTATCATCTGTTACGGTTTTAATTACACCGTTATCTGCTATCTTAAGAGTTATCTCCTGCATTTAATCTTTCTTCTAGAGATTGTTGAACTTTCTTGTATATTTTCCTAGCTGCTTTTCTATCAGCTCTATACGTTTCTTTGTCTTTGATCGTAGTCATTGCAAAGGCTTCCTCTAATAAATCAATCTCTTCCTTATTATAACCTATTTTAGTCCACGTTTCTTTTAATGAATTAAGCTTTGAACCTAATTGTTCTTCAATTTGATCATTGACCCTTTTCTCCTGGGCCTCTTGAAATTGCTTTCCTTCTTCCTGTTTCATAGCATACCATGCTATTCCTTTTTCAGAGAATCTTCCCCATTCGTTTTTAGCCTTTAATAATCCGGCACGTCTATAGGTGTCTCTTCTGTATTTTCTTGCTTGACTCATATTTTATAATAATTAGTTACAAATTCAGTTATTTGTTCGTTTAAAAATTCTTGTAGGTTATTTATCTCTATTTGAGAAACAGCTGATTTAGAGATTTCTTCTAAGATTTGATCTTTTTCTTCTTCAGAGTTTTCAACTAACATATCAAATATTTCTTTCTTAGGAAGATTGATTCCTACGCTTAATTGAAATGATTCAACATTCTTAGCAGATAAAGTTTTAATTAATTGACCGAGAGGAGAAGAAGCTTTTTTAACTTCTACCTTTTTTTCAATTTCTTTAACAGGAGCTTTTTTAGGTGTAGTTCCTATAAACTCAGTTCCAGGGAATGGTAATCCCTCGGCAGTTACTAGTTCTAAAAATTCTGGTAATACGTTATTAAAAATTTTAGATCCATTCTTGAAGTAGGTGAATTCAGAATCTTTAGATTCTACCTCAACTACCTTACCAAAATTATCTCCCTTTTTCCACTGATATTTTACAATATCTTTTTCTTCAGTTGTTTGCATGATTTAACCTATTTTATTATTATACACCTAAACTTAGAAAAGTTTAAGCTGCGGTATAATATAGAAGGTATTATGTTCTCCTTCTCTGTAGTATTTCATAAAGTCCTCTATAAAGGCATGGGATGCCGAGGGTCCTACTGTTGCGTCAGCCTTTTGAATATATCTTCTGTATAATTCGTGGCTTCCATTATCTTTTAGAAAGTCTTCTAAGTGTTTTAATTCCGGTAAGAATATTTTATTAATGCTCATTCCATACGATTACTTGTTCAACAATAATTCCTGCCTTTTTTAATAAAGAAATGCCTGACAAATCCCTATACCCTTCACAGTAGAATACTTTTTCTACGCCAGCTTGTATAATTAACTTAGCACATTCAAAGCACGGAGAAGTAGTAGTATATAGGATCGATCCTTTAGAAGTAAGTGTAGATTTTGAAATTTTCATTAATGCATTTGATTCTGCATGTAAAACTTCTTGTTTAGTGACCTGCTTAGAACAACATGTATCTTCACACTCATATCCTTTTTCTATTAGAATTTCTCTATGATCAGGATTGTCTATATCTCTAGTTTGGGTTTCTTCACATTGGTTATTGAATCCATGTGGAGTTCCATTATACCCAAATGAAACAATCTGTTCGTCTTTAACTACTATACAACCAACTTTCCTTCTCTCAGCATAACTAAGTTTAGAAATTTGATATGCTATTTGCATGTATATTACGTCTACTGAAATTCTTGGCATATTACTCTATAAATAAAAAGGGTCCATGTATTATACATGAACCCTTTAAAAAGTTTATATTGTTAATTTAATATTAAGCTTCTGGAGTTTCCTCACCAACAGCTGAATCAGATTCTTTCATCTCATTCACTTTCTTAGAATATGCTTCGATCATTTCATTACATGCAGCTTCATAAGCTTCAACTGAATAATCTTCTTTCATTTCTTTAAGTGTCTTTGCAGCTAATGCTCCAACTAATGCAGCGTTTTCTTTCATATAAGTTTCAACAGTATGCTCGTCATGTGCATCATCTGCCCATGCTTTAGCTTCATTTTTACATGATTCATAAACCTCCTGTAAAAGATCAGAAACCTTTGCAGCTTCTTCAGCAACCTCTTCAGTTTCTTCTTCAGCAACCTCTTCAGCTTCTTCTTCAGCAACTTCTTCAGTTTCTTCAGCTTCAGAAATTTCTTCATTTCCAGCAGCATCAACAGTGTCTTCTAATTCAGCTTCTAATTCGTCTGATTTGTCTTCAGGAGTTTCGCAGTCATTATCAACTACTTCAGTTTCATCTTTTAAATCTTCAGCAGGTAAACCAGCTTCTTCACCAGATTCAGTTACTGCTTCGATGTTTTCAACTATTTCATCTTCGATTACTTCTTCAGATTCTTTAATACCTAAGAAATCGGCAGCAGCTGCCTTTAATTCGTCATAAGTATATTTACCTGTTAGAGCGTCATCAATAATTGTTCCTCCTTTTTTACCAATCGCGTATAATGATACGTGATCGAATCCTAACCAAGGTCCAACGAATTCGTCTGTTGCTTTTAAACCTAAATCAACAGATAATGTCCATGATAAAGATCTTCTTCCTAAGAATTGGTCATTGTAACCTAATTTGCCAGCTTTAATATAACCGGATGCGTTTACTGCTTCTTCTATAGCATCACCGTTTCCTTGAACTTCTTCCGCTTTTTCTTCAGATTGTTCAACTGGCTCAGCTGTTGCAACTACATCTTGTTGCACCTCCTCAGTTCTATCCATCTCAGATAAAAACTGTTCAAATGATTTTAATTTTGCCATAATTTTTTATTTTATTTGTTTTATTGTGTTAATTACTATCTATATATCCCTTTTTATAGGGTATTAATCTTATTTTGTTTCATCCAGGCTTCTAGCTCTTTAACTGCTCTATCGAATACCATGTTTCTATCGATTTTTAATTCAAATGAATTAAAGTAATTTTTCATCATATAATACGCAGGTTCTACGCTTTCATCATTCGCTGCTAGATCTTCTACATGTTTAGAAACTTCATACGCATAATATGCAGATTTTTCAGCCATAGGGTTTGTCATTGCCTGATAGAATTGTCCACCATAGAATTTACCTACTATGTCTCCGAATTTTTCTTTCATTTCTATCCATGAAATTCCTTCTAATCCAATCCATAATTTGGCTTGAACAGATTTCGTATCTTTTCTAATAAAACCGGCCTTAGCCATTTCTTTAGATATATCCTTAATTTTCTTAGGAATTGGTAATTTACCAAACTCTTTTTCCCATGTAGAAATTTCTTTGTCGTTTACAAAGGATTCAAATAGCTTTATATGTTTCATTTTTTAGTTATTTGTATTTTCAAAGAAGAAGTACCTTGTATAATTCTATGATACTCTCCTGCATTTACTTCTATATATCCTTCTAGATTTACAGGAAGCTTATTATCATATTGGAACTTCCAATCATTTTCGTTTAAGGCTTCTATAATTCTATCTTCCTCATCGAAGTGCCATTTAAAAAGATGTTCTGGTTGATTTGGTAGGAATTCTCTAATGATTACATTTTCTGATATAATTGTTTCAGTAAAAGGAAGTGTTTGATCATCGACCATGGAAATCATTTCATCCATTGACATTTTACCACATCCACAGCTTTTACATTTACAATCTTTATTTACCATGGTTGGTCGCTTTTTATTCCTATTTGTTTTCCAAAAAGAGTAGGTCCGTAACAAGCCCAAAATCCTGCTTTAGTAGGATCCATCTTCTCCATTTTATCACAACCATGTCTTGCCCAGAAATTTGCAGCTCTTCCCGGATCATCATTCTTAATAGTAGAAGATGGATCTCCCCATTCTAATTTCTTAGCAATGATGTTTCCTTCTTTATCAGTTCTTCCACTATTTCTAAATACTATAAACTTCTTATTGCCACCTCGTTCAGGTGAATCTAGTTTTACATTCTTTTGATTTCCTCCTCTTGGCTTATATACTGCTTTAGTTCCTACTTCTAGGTTCTTAGCCATCCATCCGGATGGACCCTTTAAAATAATATTGTTTTTATCCCAATATTGTTTTACTTCTTCAAACAATTTAGAGTATGCATCACTTCCTAAACGAAAGAATGAATTAGTAAGATCTAATCCTTCTTCAACGTGAGCCTTTAATTCTGGAGAAACTCCATTCCAATCTTCAAATGTTTTAATAAACTTCATAACTTATATATCTATGATAGAACGAGTTCCTTTAAAAACTCTTTCTTATATCTTTGAAGAGCAAGTTCTTTCGCCTTTGCTTCTAGTTCAATATCTAGATCCATGCCATACGTTTCAATATGGTCATATACATAATCAGCATGAGCACGTTTGTTGCCCTGTGTAGCATCTTCGTGTATTTGTTTACATGAAGAATAATGACATAGTTGGCGAATTCCTGTAGGCCATGATTTAGCAGCAAGTTCTAGAGCTTCTTTTTCTGGCATTGGATCTTCGTAACACCAGTGATGGTGATAATCGAACGTAATAGGCGTCTTCTGTGTAAGAAGATGTATGTCATATAAATCCTGTACAGAATATTGTGCTGTTTTGTCATCGTTTTCGATAACTAGACGATTCGCTGCACTTGGAGTAAGTCGCTTGAAATTTTCAGCAAACCTTTTCTTAGTAGCTTCTTTATCGTCGTAAGTTCCGCCAATGTGAATATTGATAGCAGCGTAAGGAGTTTGTGGTAAATCTAGCATATCCATTATTTCGCCATGTTGGCGTAAATCTTTAATAGCTTTGATAACTACCTTTTCATTTGGAGAAGCAAGAACATTGAATGGACCTGGATGAAATGTCAATCGTTGGCCATATTGCTTAGCAAGTTTACCTGCACCTTTCATTAGATTACACACTTTGTCATAATCAGGAAGTTCAGATAATTCGTATTCCGACATCCATGGAAATAGATTACTTGACATACGATACATTGTTATGTCGTTCTTGTAATTCCACTTGATAATTTCTATCATGTCCTTGATATTCAATACCGCAAGTTCTGATGCGTATTTAATACCTTTTTCCATGAAGGTTCTTTTAATCATTTTTCTACCAACATATATGTTCGATTCTTTTTTAAGAGTCATGTTGATACAACAATATCCATAGTCTGCTGCCATATATTTTATATTAAATATCTGTATTAAGTTTATTTTTTATTTTAGTGAGAGCTCTTTCAGCGTCGCATGCTTCTTCGAGAGTCATTACATCTAAGTCCATGAATAATAATTTATCTTCAGTGTGAACGAATAAATTATCTCCTAATAATTCCCATCCGTTTTGCCGATATACTACACTGTCTTCGATTCTAACGATGTGAGTGGTTGATTCGATCCTTGCAATGCGATCATGGATATTCATTACCATTCTTTCTCAAATTCATACCAGTGATCTGTCTCTGCACAACACTTAAGTCCATCGATAATAAGTGTATCAATTTCAGAAGCGGAGAGAGTATCGAACCATGCTGCTATAATACCTTCTAAAAGAGGAAGAGTTTCCTCAGATGACATTGAATTACGACCCATGTTAGAATAAATGTATTCTTCCTGTGCTTGTCTAACGATTGCTCCACCAATTCTAATTGCTACATCACCGTTATCATTATACCTTCGTCCAAAGTGATATGCATTATTTTCTAAAGATGTTAATTTTTCTAATATATCTCCATCCGAATGTCTCATTTTAAAGATTCCAATTTGAGTAGTAAGATGTGGGATAATAGATTTTGCAGGTTCATACCAACTAATTCCGTTTGCTTTGATTGATTCTAAGTTCATGTGTTTGTTTTAATTATTAATTACTATACTAATATAAGCAAAATACTTGAGATAAAAAAACATTTTACTGTTTATTTTTAATCTTCTTTGTTTTTATGCTTATTCTTTCTTCGATACTTTTTCTTGTTTCTCACAGGAGTAGGCATACGAAGGGCATCAAGCCACTCTTGCAATGTTAAATTTACTTCTTTTAATTTCTTACCCTTGTTTTCCATTACCTTTCTAAGATTACAAAATCTCCAAACGCTTCGTCAAATACTTTAATAAGATTTTCATAGTCTCCTCCTGTCATTTGAGAATAAAGAGTTTCCCAATCCTTTCCAAGATCTTTTGAAAAACTTTTTGCGTAGGCTAATAGCATGAAGGCATTTCCTTCAGGACCTGTTAAGTCGATTATTACAGGATTTGATTGATGTTTGTGAAGTTTCTTTCTGATCATTATTATTGCTTGATTGATTACTATACTAATATAAGCAAAAAATCTGAGATAAAAAAACTTTTAGCTGTTTATTTTCAAAAAACTTTTGGTTATAACCAGAAGTTATTACAAAAACTTATGGTACAGTTTACCTAAAGGATATTCGTTATCTTCTGACTCCATCTTTTCAGGATGCCATTGAACTGCCCATATCTTTTTATCTAAGTCTTCGAATCCTTCAACTACAGAGTATAGCGGATATGAAAGATGTGTAGCTTTGAAGTTTTTAGCTAGAGTATTACAATGCTGGTGGTGTCTTGAATTAACGTTAGTTAATATACCATTCAAGTCTTCAACTGTGTGAAATTGAGATGGCTTTCCACTATGATCTATGTTTTCTGAAAAGTCGGCAGATTTATGGTCTTCTACAATTGCATCAGATAAATCTTCTACCTTTCCTCCGAAATAATGATTTAATATTTGCATTCCCCTACATATTCCTAATATTCTATTATTAGAATCTAGAGCCTGCTTAATCCATACGAATTCTCTAGCATCTCTTTCCTCGTCTTTTCCAATGTCTGCTCCTCCGCATAGTAGTAAAGGTCCTTTGACCTTGCGTCTAAGATCTAACCATATTATTTCGTGATTGTAATGAGAAAGCCAGATTCGAATTGACTCTTTTTCTTTGATTCCTCTCGGTGGTGCTACATGAATAGTCATAGTAAAAAACCCGATAAGTTCGGGTTATTTTTAAAGAGCTACGATTTAAACGTAGAGTTTACTAAATCGAGAATTTTCTTATCTTTATAAGAAGCTTTAAAATGCTTTACTAATTCCTTTTTAGCTTTCTTTTTATCAGAAGATGATAAGCTATTAAACCTATTAACAATAGAGTTGTTATTATTCTGTGCGGCTTTATATTGTCCTCCATCATCGATATATTGATAATAGAAATCATATGACTTGAAGTACTTTAAGAATACTTCCAAATCTGACATGTTATTCTTTTCAAGGTCTGATTTTAAATCGTTAAAGCTAACCTTCTTTTTATTAAAGTAATATTCCCATCCTTGATTTTCTTGAAATCTAAATTGACTGATCTTATATAAATGTATAATGTCTTTAGATTTTAGAGTAACTGTAAATTTAATACCCTTGTCAGTAGAAGAATCTTCTATAGATTTTACCATATCTTTTTTAGGCAGTAATCGAGAAAGAACCCATTCTACTTCTTCCATCATTTCTTCAGGAGAACCCCATTTACGATTAAAATCGTCGTATCCGTAATATTTTTCAAATGTCATTAGATGTTTCATACTCTATATATCTATCCTACAAAACCAGGATCTCCTGCTCTTCTGTCCCATCCGATATGTTTAACATACCCGTCTCCGTCGTTCACAGATAAACTGACAACTATAAAACCATGATCTCTATACCAATGATCCACTAGATGTTCTCTGACCATTCCCGTGTACCCGTTAGTTAATAGTCTGTAATCGCTAATTCGTTTTAGGCCTGGATTCCAGCTAAATCCCATATAGTTTTTAACTATCATAGGAGTACCATCTTCGTTCATATCCCCTGTTGAAAAACTAGCAGGAAGAACTGCTCTAACTTTCATTCCATTTAATTCGAATATTTTTTCAGATATTTTATTTAAAATTCTATCGTTCTTAGGACGTATCCATGCCTGTAATATCTTTTCACTTGCAGAAAGAATTCTAATAGAATCTTCAATAAATCCGTGTCTATAGAACTCCCAATCTTCTTCACAATGAAAAACATATTTCGTAGTTACTGTAGAGTATGCCTTGTCTATTGACTTAGATTGTCCTAGCTTATTTTCATTAAACATAAACTCAATAGAATTATCATACTTCTTATTAAGTTCAACGCATGCATCGAATACTTCATGTTGTGCAGAGTCTTCAGTTATAATAAATCTTTCAATGGGATATGTGTTAAATTTAAAAAAAGAATCTAGTGTTTTTTCTAAAAGATCTATTCTCCCACATGAAGTAAGAACAACTGTAACTGAATTTATTTCCATAATAATTGTACGCTAATTAGTGCTATTGCTAGACATAGTGAAACCATTGTCTTTGTATTAATACCTTCACCCATAAAATACCATGTTAAAAAGGCGAATGAGAATATTCCCATAGAAAAACCTATAAATCTGCCAGGCCATAGTGCACCATCATAATATCCTGCAATCTGTGCAGTTGCTTTAATAAACATATAACTTATTATAGTTCCTCCTACAACTGATAATAGCATTGGATTTCTTTTAGCCCATGGAGAAATAAACTGACTATTAGTCTGAAACCATATTCCGATCTGGCCTCCTAGGAATAATAACATTCCTATTAACAAACTCCTCATTAAAAGAGTGAGGAAGTAGTCGTTAATAAATGTGATATAAATGAATGGCGATGAGTTTCACATGGACCCATTTCCTTTATTGCAGTGATATGTTGTTTTGTTCCATATCCTTTATTAGAATTCCATCCATATCCTGGCGTAGCTTCGTCTAATTCTTTCATTAACATATCTCTACTTGTTTTAGCAAGAATAGATGCTGCAGCGATTGAACTATATTTATTATCTCCACCAACTATTGTGTTAAATGGAATTCCTTCATAACCATGAAATTGATCTCCATCTACTAGAATAAAATCAAATGAGCTATCAATATTATTGAGACATTCTTTCATTCCTAAAAGAGTTGCCTTTAGTATATTGGTAGATTCTATGATTTCAATATCTATATGCTGAACACTATACGCAATTGCGTTGTCTAATACTATTTCCCTTGCTTCCTTTCTCTGAGATTCATTTAGTAATTTAGAATCTTTAACCAAAGGGTGACTGAATCCGTGTGGCATAATAACAGCAGATACTGTAACTGGTCCCGCTAGGGCTCCTCTACCTGCTTCATCTATGCCAACTTCAACAATATTTCTATCACCATGATAGCTTCCTTTAAGTAAGATGTGTTTTGTTTTCTCCATGTTAAGTTTTATAGGAGTTATACACACATTTAGCGAAATGTTTATTTAGGCTCGTGGTTTTCCTTCCACTTGTCATATCTCTTTACGACTTCTTGAAGGATCTTTGCTCTAACAATATCTTTTTCAGTAAATTCATGCACACCTATTCCTTTAATACCTGTCATTAATTCAGTAAACGAAGGTAAACCAACATTGGCTTTAGATATATCATGTTGACTAACGTCTCCAGTTACTATAACCTTAGAGTCTTTACCCATTCTTGTTACAAATAACATTAACTGCTTAAACGTAGCATTCTGTGCCTCATCTAATACCATTAACGATCCGTCAAACGTATCACCTCTCATATATGCCATTGGTCTAAATACGATAACTTCTTTCTCTACGAGAGTTTGTGCTATTTCAGCTCCTACTATTTTTGTAATGTTCGATATGTATGATTGCATAAATGGATCTATCTTGTCTGCGATATCTCCTGGTAAAAATCCTAACTTTTCACCTGCTTCCTGGATGGGTTTACATAATACTATTTGTGAAATCTCTTTTTTAGCTAAGAGGAGAAGTGCAGTATAACATGCTGTAAATGTTTTGGATGTTCCAGCTGGACCTGTGCAAAACGTTATCTGATTCTCTAGTATTGTGTTTGTATATTTCTTTTGGGATTGTCTTAATTGTACTCCTTTTAATTCTGCTTCTTTTATTCCGTATCTTCTTCTTCTAGGTCCTTCCGAACTAGATGAAGATTTATTGTTTGAATTGTTTCTGCTCATTGAGTTTAATTTTTTTAGTCTCCTGCCATTATTACCGTTTTTTTAAGCTGTAATAACGTATCACATTTCTCATACTCCTCAAGTTCTTCAAAGTATTCTATAATAATATCTATGAACTTGCTTCTTTGTCCTTCACCATGTGGTATTTCTATCGTATTCTTGCCTTCGCTGAATACGACAAATCTATTGATAGTTTTAGTAAAATTTCTTGTGATAGTATAATAGCTTGATCTCATCAATGCATCTTTATCATCACTAAAAGATTCCTTCATTACAAAGTATGTTTTTTTATATCGAGATATTAATAATCTCAACTTATATATTTAATTCCACTAAAGTCTAGGGTAAAATGAAGTAAAAAAATATCTTATTATATTTTTACTTGTCCTTATTTTCGGCTTCTGATTTCTTTTGAAGATATATTGCTTTTTGGAACTTAAGTCTCTTTAACGCAGAGGGTTTAGTATATTGTTTCTCATCTCTAACCTTTTTCATTTGCTTGGTTTTAATGGTTTTACGTTTATACTGTTTTAAAGCCTTTTCTATATTTCCCTTATCTACATTAATTATTAACATATATTCCTGATAATTTTTTTAAGTTCATGGCATCTTTCATATTCTTCTTGTTCTACGAAATATTTGATAACCGTTTCTAATGCTGCAATTTTCTCTTCTTTAGGAGTATTATTCTTTAATGCTCCCATTTCGTCTTCAATTATAGCTTTATAAATTAATTCCATCATGATCTCTTTGGATGATGATTTTAATTTTTCAATAAACGCAATTGATTCTACACTGTTGTTAACTTCAAATTCTTGGTTTTCTCTATTTTCTGAATTATCCCATTCGTCGAAATCTGGTAAATCATTCATTGTCTATCTTTTTAATTTTTTTTATTAAGTCTATTTGTGAATCCTTTAGCGGTGGATTAAATGCATTTAACTTCACCATAAGGTTACCAAAAGTATTCATACTATATATCGGAAAACCCTTGCCACTTATTCTTAGTATCTTATTATTTTGTGAGTTTGGAGGAACATTTACCTTTAATTTATAAAAGGGTGTATTTACTTCTATTTCTGTTCCTAGAATCATGTCATAAAAGGGAACGTTTGCATCTACGTAAATATCACTTCCGTTTAATATAATCCTATCATCGTATTTTAAATTAATTACAATGATTAAATCTCCGTTAGGTGCAGATGAATTAGCCGGATGAGGTTGACCTTTTCCACTAATCTTTAGCTTCATACCTTCATAGACTCCTTTAGGTATATTAACATTTAACTTTTTAGAACCTAGGTCTACTCTCTTTTGAGTTCCATGATAAGATTCTTCTAGGGTTATTGTCATTCTAACAGTGACATCCACTCCCTTTGACGAAGAACCAAATGCATCGTTAAACATATCGCTGAAAGATCCTCCTTCATTTTGAAACCAAGTATGAAATGGATTATCAGAAGATGCATGTCCTATGCTAATATCATATTTTCTTTTCTTGTTTTCGTCAGATAAAACTTCATACGCATTAACGATTTCTTTAAAGGAAGACTCATCCCCTTGATCAGTATCGGGATGATATTGTTTTGCTAATTTACGATAGGCCTTCTTAATCTCGGCTTGGCTTGCTGACTTGTCTATCTGCAGCAGTTCGTAGTAGTTCATTCTTTCTTTTCTTTACGGCTTCCTTAACGACTTTGATGCTCTTTCTTTTTTCAACCACATCTCTTTTCTGTTGGTTTTCCATAAGATCTGCAATTCTAGTAAGTTGCTCCGCAATGACTTTTAGTAATTGTTCTTCCATGATATATTTATACACATTTATTTATTGTCTAAAATATTTTTAAGATATGCACATTTTTCATACTCTTCAGATTCCTGAAACCAATCTAGCATTTGCTGTAATGTTCTAACAACGGGTTCAATTTCAATACCGTTGTCTTGCATTGATTTAAAATCAACTCCTTTTTCTAAGATCATTTCCCAGTTATTTCTAACTAGTTTATCTTTTAATTCATGAAGATTATTTTCCATATCTGCTTTTTTCTGAATCTGAGTTATTTCATCGTGCTCATCGTTATTTTGGTCTTCAAAGTCTTCAAACATATTTCTTTATTTTTAATTACTATACTAATATAAGCAAAAAATCTGAGATAAAAAAACTTTTAGCTGTTTATTTTCAAAAAAGTTTAAATTAAAACGGAGCTTCTACCCGATTATTAAATACTAATTCCATGTCCGACATTTTTAAAAGAATATTCATAGTTCCTACTACGTCATCTTCACAATAGTCTTTGATCTCTTCTAATCTTCCAGCATAATACGCTTCTGAAACTTCTCCACCATACATATTTTGTTTAGGAGATGGAATTTCCAAAAGATCACATATCATAGAAAGAGATGCACCGTTCCATCCACCGAACTTCCAAATTTCATTAGTATCTAATAGACAGTTTTCCCATGGCTTTAATTTTTGTAAATGTAATTGCTGTGGAATTTCAACTCTCTTTATAATAGATCTTTTAATAAGGTAGGGCATATCGAATCCTTTAATATTGTGACCTACTATCTGGATCTTAGGATTCTTATTAAATATAAGACCCATCGTATGCATGAATTCTTTAAGTAATTCTTTTTCATCGTCTCCATAAAAGGACTTTACTTTAGGGGTCGGTGTAATGCCATCTGGGAAGGTGATCTGTCCAATTGTAATTACTACTACTCGTCCGAATTCAGGATAAAGGGCAGCATCCTTGATATACATATCAGCATCTGAAACTCCTTCATACTCTGATTTGCTTTGTCTACCATACTTTGCTTTCTTTTCCCAGTGAGAATATGCATTCTCTCCAATAATTTCTGCGTAACCTTTTAGATCTTTTGCAGCTGTCGACGTTTCAATGTCGATAAATAACATGTTCTTTAAATCTGAAATACTATACATCTTTTTCTTGTTTTGGTTGAGTTTTTCTAATATTATAAATAGAGACTGGATATCTCATTTGTCTTCCATAATTTCCATTAACAAATGTAAACCATCGATGGCCATAGGTTTCAGTTAATTTATCTGCAGTACAGTCTAGTGTACCTATATCCCATCCTCCTGCGAAGTAAAAATAGTAAGTTTCACCTATAATAGGCTTCTTAACGTGAATAATCTCTAGCTTGGTTTTCTTCTTTGCCATATAGATTATACTTAAATATGTGAAATTGTTTAAATTTTCTTCTTTAATCTCATCAGGTGTACTACTCTAGAGAAATGATAAAGAGAAAGAATAGGTATCTGTAGCACTTCAAATAGGAATAAATTCTGTTCAGTGTCTATAAATAGCGTTGGGTATAATATTGCGGATATTATTCCAAAGATTTTAAATCTTTTATCGAAGAGCATAATCCACGTCGATGACATAAAAAATAAAATAGCGGATATATTATGTATTGTAGGGTAGTTTGCAACGCTAAAGCTTGCTATGATTATTAATAAAAATGCTGGTATTTTCCATTCAATAGAACGATGAAGCCATAATCCTAATGAAACTCCTATTGTTAATAAAGGAAATAAGATTGGTTTTAATTGGTGATAATCGCTATAACTATCCTCTATGCCTAGGATTAGTGGCAGACACACTGTATATAATATTGCGTAAATACACAGTGCAAATCGTAACCATAATCTATTCATACTTGGAAGTTTATTAACTATACTTAGCTATACACCGCCAGGTAGAATTGTTTCAATATAAAATACTTTAAAAGTGGCCGTGTTCTTTAACGCGCCTTATCATAAGATATGTATTATAGGATACGTTAATTTCTGCATATCCTCCTGTAATAGTGGAAGGACAAGATTCCCTAGAAATCCAATAGTTAGGTGGTTCTTTAATTCTTTCTGTTATAAAGTCAAACAGTTTATCAATGTCCATGTGATGAACCCATAGGTTCACATGCATACAAGTCATATCTGGATATGCCATAATTTATTCTTTTATTTCGAATCTTTTACTGTCAAGTTCTATTGTCTTTTTGTCTAAGTCATTAGATAATTTTGTTAAAACTTTATCAGTGTCTTTGTTTACTTCTCTTCCGTAAAAGTCTTTAAATATTTTACGATATATTTGAACTGTCGAATCATAAGGAACTCCAGGTTGAGAATTACTTTCTATAATATAAAGCTTTCCTTCTTGATCTTCCATTATATCAAAACATATATAAGGTAAATCTTTAAACTTATCACAGAACTTTTCTATTAGAGTTTTAAATTTTTCAGGAAGAGTATTAATGTCTCTTTTAATATATTTAAAATTCATTTCTTCTTTACCGTCACCATCACCTGATTTTGCTTTATCATTTAATGGTTCTCTTTCCATCCAAAAGAAAGCATCTCCTTTAAAGTTAATTATTCTATGCTCTGATTTTTTATCTACAAATTCTGAATATACATCAAATTTAGAATGATCAGCTTTATCCCAATCTTCTTGAGATTTAAAAACCTGAATTCCAATACCTGAATGTCCTTCAGCTGGCTTTGCAATTAATGGAAAACCAATCTTTAGAGCTTCTTTCTCGTCATGGCATGTTTGTGGAATATTTTCATCTCCATCTACTATTTTATGAAACTCTGCTTTAGAGCCAGATTGCTTAATGAATTCCGGTCTATTATATACATTTTCCTTTTTAACTAATTCTTCTTTTAAAAGAGTTTCAACAACTCCTGAGTTATAAGTCAATATAGGATAATCCGGATTGATGTCAATGTCTTTATAATTATCTTTATTAATTTGTATAAAGAAATTATCGCTGGCAAATCCCTTATAAGACCACCATCTGTGACCTGAATCGGGATCAATTGCTAAATAAACTTTAAAAAGATCATTAGTATCTTCGTTTAAGTTTTCGTTAATAAATTGGTTAAATGATTTTATCTGTTCCATATTCTATTTATCCACTCATCTTGCAGAAACTTACAGTAATGTATCTTGTTCCTGAATGAATAGGCTTTGCGCCATGTCTATGTGTTATCGCACCTGGGTGTAAAGCTGCCATTCCTATTCTTTTAGGATTTACATTTGCTTTATAAAGTGGAAAGTACGTTCCTCCTCCTTCGAAGTCGTCATTCATTTTTACAACAGTAGTTAAATGGCTATTGTCATGGTGTAGAGAAAGATGTGCCTGTGTTTCAGTAGTATACTTTACTATGAATGTTTCATCTGACATTGAATTCCATTGCTTTCCTTCTAATGTCCAGAACCATATACCTAAAGGTCTTACAAATTCGTTAAGTACTCTAGCATAAATTTCATTCATCCATACTTGACTAATTAACATATCAGTTGTTGGATAAAATTCGTGTCTATCTACAGTCCACTCTCCCTCGGTTTCACATAGTTCTATTAAATCTTTACAAAACTGTTCTTTAAATAAAGGAAATAATAATACACTTGGAGCTACCTCATCTACTATTAATTCGTATTCTCCTTTTCTTAAAAGTGGATCAATGTATTTGTCGCACCATGTTTCCCAATTGCTTGCATCTAATATTTCTACGTATTTTCCCATTATTTTACTTTTTGTAATTTAGTTACTTTTTTTTCAACTCCTGATTTTTCAGTGTATGTTTCGTTAGCAACTCCCTCTTCTTCTCCATATCTTGATTCTGCTGAGATAGGATAGTCAGGCCTTTCATTATATGCCCAATCTTCTATTCCTAGCTCAATAAATCTAGCGTTGATTTGTTCATTATAATACTGTGCTATAGTTCTAACTCTTCTTTGAATATCTGCTCTTGATAAATCATGAGTGTTTCTTCCGCCCGAGTTATTATAGAGAAACTGTATATAACTTAGTTTAGGTATTTTACATATCTTAGAATATAGGAAGCTTCTGATAACTAATTCAAAATCATCTGCAATTGTTAAACTTCTATTATGTCCTCCTATTTCAAAATAAGTAGATCTTCTCCATGCTCTAACGTGATTTGGAACTCCTACAATATGTCTGATTGTTTTAGGATTAATATTCTGTTGATTCGCAGGACTTAATAATCTACCTTCATATTCCTCATCTCTGTAAGAACCATATCCTAGTGCGAAACCTTCTCCATATTTTTGATTTTCCCATTCTTCGTTAACTTCTGCCGTATCTCCATAAAACATACCACAATCCGGATGTGCCTGTGCTGCATTATGTAAATCTTCAGCACACGTTTTAACTAATAAATCATCATGATCTAATTCTGCTAGAATATATCCCTTAGCAAGAGAACAGCATCTGTATTTAGATTCTCCAATACATCCTCCTGATTTTTCTCTGAAATCATATACCTTTACTCGTGGATCTACTAAGGCAATCTCCTCTGCTATCTTTAAAGTTTTACCTCCGTCTGTAGAATCATTTACTAAAACCCATTCCCAGTTATTATACGTCTGGTCTCTTACAGATCTGTACGTGTTCCATAGTTTTTCACCAGTATTATATATAGGAGTGAAGAATGAAATCATCTGGTCATCTTCCAGGTTAGATGGAGATAAAATAGAATTCATTGCAACGGAATACGCGGTATTTCCAATGTTATCAATAGATTCTGAATTAAACCACCTTTTTCTAAATTGAAGAGGAAGAGAAGCTAGGTTAGGAAACTCTTTCCATGATTCTCCGTTTGTAATAATTGCGTCAGGATTAAATAAAGTGACTGTGTCAATTACTTCACTATCGTCTTCCATATACTTGACGTCTAGTTCATCTGCTTCGTATGATAAATATTTTATAGACTTTAATTCTGGTTTAGTTTTTCCTATATAAAGTATTTTAGGTATTTTAGCGGATGGTACTTTTTCTAAATAATTATAGTGGCATAAAACCTTATCAATCCATACAAATAAATCTCCATGTGTTTTTAATACTTCTTCTATAAAGAAACCGTCGGCTGCATAATTTGCACTAAAAGAATGTGTATCGAATATACTCCTATTAATAACCATTTGTGCAATGTCTATTTTCTGAAAGGCTGTATTTTCACGACTAGCAACTCTAATTTCTTGGCCTGTAAAATCTTTACCAGCAACTAATTGAGAAACTATATGAACTTGCGCAACTGGAAGATTCTTTATACTCGCTTTAATAGTTTTATAAAAGTCATCGTGAATAATATTATCGTCATCTAATAAATAGATCCAACCTGATTTAATGGTTCTAATAATATCTGAAACTTCTGGATATAATAATCCTCCTTTTTGACCTTTTACAAAATGTAATTTGACATTGACAGTATCTGTTAAGTTCGAAAGAACCTCTGCGTCAATATCCTTTAACGCTCCTGTGTCAAATACAATGTGCCAATTTACCGTTACTCCCTTAGGTGCATTTAATACTCCTTCTTTAATTGTTAAAAGGTTACTTGTTCTAGTACACCTTGTAATAATATTAATCTTCATATTTATATTTGTTTTTTATACGTCAAAAAAGAACATGTGGAAAAATCTAGCGTTGTCAATTGCATCTCCAAAATACTGAGTTGCAGCATGAATATTTTTAGCATTAAACAATACTAATCTATTATACACGTTCCCTACTTCATCTATTTTTTCAAAATTAGATCCATCGTAAAAATTCATTTCGTTACTGTTACCCTTGAATGCATCAACGTATGCTTGGGTTTTTCTTTTATCGTCATCGAATGTATAATCACCCGTTACTTTACTTCTATAAAACGCAGTTCCTGAGGTTGGAGGTGCGTCTGGTGTTAAATATACCATTGCTGCGTAAGTCTGATTATCTACATGATAAACAATTTGCTGATCTGCCGTACAGAACTGAAATATTCCATTAGCGTACCTGTCGTGATTCCAATTAAATATTGGTTTTCCTATAATTTCTTCTAGTTTTTCTTTAGTTCCATCTAAGATAAATCTTTCATTTGCTCTTTGACCTTTATGGTATTCTGAAGGTGAAAAGTCTACACTGTTCATAGCCCATTCTCTTACAAGATCAGGGTCATTATAAAAGTTATCTACTACTATAATATCCTTTGAAGTATTTGCAAAGCCTGAATGATAAGATAACCAGTGTCCTATAGGACCGATTGCTGTTTCTCCAATACTAGTGTGAATAACCAGTGTGTTTAATTTTTTGTCTAATGGAATTTCAAGGGTAAAATGCATATTCTTATTAGTGAATATATTATCGTATGCTTCCATTACGTCTATTCTTATACCTGTAAATTCATTGGAAAGAGGTTTGTTTGACATTGAAAACCCAAGAGCTTCGCCTCCGATTAATCCAACCCATCCAGTAAGAGTATATTTTTCTGTGCCTTTAGTTACGCTTTCTACGTATAATTTTACATTCTTATTAAATGTATCATGATTGATTATTTTCTCCATTTAGATATTGTGTTCTATAATATTAGTTATACTTAAATATTTTAAATTGTTTACTATTTGTAATAAGATAATAAGTTATTACAATCTATATATCACATAAAAAAAGGGTCCTCTTTCGAGGACCCTTTCTAAAATTATCTTGATTGGTTTAAATTAAGACTCTAAAGTTTTAATTCTTGCTTCAAGTTCTCTAATAGCTTCGATTAGAAGACCGACCATTTTTTCATAGTCAACAGTTTTGTAAACTGTTCCGTCTTCTGCACCATCCATTAGTGGCATTTCATGTTCTCTTACTAACATTGGTAATACCTCTTCTACTTCTTGGGCGATAAGACCTAGATCATGAAGACCTTTTCTGCTACCGCTATTCCAATCGTATTCAACACCTCTTAATTGTAAGACTTTAGATAATGCTTCTTCAATAGTAGTTACGTTATCTTTAAGTCTCGCATCCGAGATAGAAGTTGAGTATGCAACAACATCACCATCAACATGAAGGTTACCGTTACTGTATAGTCTCATTTCTTCTGAGCTGTTTACATAGAATTGTTGCAATGCACTAGTGTTATTGTAGTATACAAATTCACCACCTGTGTTACCAACATACTGATTAGAATATAATCTGTAGTTAGACGTGTTAGGACCTACGGCACCTTGGTTACCCGTGTTACCTTTAGTACCAGTTGCACCTTGGAAACCTTGAGATCCGGTTAAACCAGTATTACCAGTATTACCTTTAGGACCAGTTCCACCAGTTCCACCGTTCGCACCAGTCGCACCTTGTGGACCAGTTGCACCAGTATTACCTTTAGGACCAGTTCCACCGCCTGGACCAGTGTAACCTTGATAACCTCTAGCACCAGTTCCACCTGTTCCACCAGTTGGACCAGTGTAACCTTGATAACCTCTAGCACCAGTTCCACCTGTTCCACCGGTTTTACCGGTAGCACCTTGAGGACCTGTTGAACCAGTGGTACCTTTAGGACCCGTAGGACCAGTGTAACCTTGATAACCTCTAGCACCTGTTCCACCAGTTGAACCAGTTGCACCTTGGAAACCAGTTGCACCAGTTGAACCAGTGTTACCTTTAACACCAATATCACCTTTAGGACCTGTAGGACCAGTGTAACCTTGATAACCTCTAGCACCTGTTGAACCAACAGTACCTTTAGCACCAGTTGCACCTTGGAAACCAGTTGCACCAGTTGAACCAGTGTTACCTTTAACACCAATATCACCTTTAGCACCTGTAGGACCAACTGCACCTTGAGGACCTGTTGAACCAGTGTTACCTTTAACACCAATATCACCTTTAGGACCTGTAGGACCAGTGTAACCTTGATAACCTCTAGCACCTGTTGAACCAGTTGCACCTTGGAAACCAGTTGCACCAGTATTACCTACCGTACCTTTAGCACCTGTAGGACCAACTGCACCTTGAGGACCTGTTGAACCAGTATTACCCTTAGGACCAACTGCACCTTGAGCACCTGTTGAACCAGTATTACCTTTAACACCAATTACACCTTGAGCACCAGTATTACCAACATTACCTTTAGGACCCGTAGGACCAGTGTAACCTTGGAAACCTGTAGCACCAGTTAGACCAGTATTACCAGTATTACCTTTAACACCAATATCACCTTTAGCACCAACTGCACCTTGAGCACCTGTTGAACCAGTATTACCTTTAACACCAATTACACCTTGAAGACCTCTATCACCAGTTGCACCAGTTGAACCTTGAGCACCTGTAGAACCTTGAGCACCAACGTTACCTTTAGTACCAGTTGCACCTTGGAAACCAGTTGCACCAATATTACCAGTATTACCTTTAGGACCAACTGCACCTTGAGCACCTGTTGAACCAGTATTACCTTTAACACCAATTACACCTTGAAGACCTCTGTCTCCTTTAGCACCAGTTTCACCAGTTGCACCTTGATCACCTTTAGCACCAGTTGAACCAGTTGCACCAGTTATACCTTGGAAACCTCTAGCACCGGCTGCACCAGTATTACCTTTAACACCAATATCACCTTTAGCACCAGTTGAACCAACTGCACCTTGTGAACCAGTATTACCAGTATTACCTTTAAGACCAATATCACCTTTAGCACCAGTTGAACCAGTTGCACCTTGGAAACCAGTTGCACCAGTATTACCGACATTACCTTTAATACCAATGATACCTTGAATACCTTGATCACCTTTAGCACCAGTTACACCGATTACACCTTGAAGACCTCTGTCTCCTTTAGCACCAGTATTACCTTGATCACCTTTAGTACCTTTAGCACCAGTTGCACCAGTTATACCTTGGAAACCTTGAGAACCGGTTAAACCAGTATTACCAACATTACCTTTAACACCAATATCACCTTTAGCACCAGTTGCACCTTGGAAACCAGTTACACCGATATCACCTTTAGCACCAACTGCACCTTGTACACCGATGTTACCTTTAATACCAATGATACCTTGAATACCTTGATCACCTTTAGCACCAGTTATACCTTGTATACCTCTAGCACCATTTATACCTTGATCACCTTTAGTACCTTTAGCACCAGTTGCACCTTGGAAACCAGTTACACCGATATCACCTTTAACACCGATATCACCTTTAGCACCAACTGCACCTTGTACACCGATGTTACCTTTAATACCAATGATACCTTGAATACCTTGATCACCTTTAGCACCAGTTGCACCTTGATCACCTTTAGTACCTTTAGCACCAGTTATACCTTGATCACCTTTGATTCCAGTATTACCTTGGAAACCTCTAGCACCAATATCACCTTTATCGCCTTTAAGACCAGTTTGACCTTGGAAACCTTGATCACCTTTAGCACCAGTATTACCTTGATCACCTTTAGTACCTTTAATACCAATGATACCTTGAATACCTTGATCACCTTTAGCACCTTTAAGACCTTGGTAACCTAAATCACCTTTATCTCCTGTTCTTGCAAAAGTTACTATTAATTCTTCATTAGCTGAAAATACATTAGCAGCAGAAGCATATAGTGTGTTACCAGATACCATGAAATATGTGTTAACTTCTTCTAAGGAAGAAATTGTAAATAACATATATTGTGAAGCATCTAATTTATTAGAAATTCTAATATGACCTTTGATTGTAGATGTAGAATCGTCAATAGTTCTTAAGTATTGCTGAACGTCGTTGTTAGTTGCATTTAAATCATCAATGTTGATTTGTGTTGCATTTCCAGCAGCGTCAGTGTTAAGACTAATATATCCTGCACCCGGATCGCCAGCGGTACCTGAGTTAAATTTGTACTCAAATGTTGCTCCACCGAAATTACCTTCAGGACCTTGGAAACCTTGATCTCCTTTATCTCCTTTAAGACCAGTATCACCTTTAGTACCAACTTTACCATCAACACCTTGATCACCTTTAGCTCCAGTGCTTCCTTGGAAACCTCTTTCACCCGTATCACCTTTAAGACCAGTATCACCTTGGTCACCTTTAGTACCAACTTTACCGTCAATACCTTGATCACCTTTAATACCAATGACACCTTGTAAACCTTGATCACCTTCTATACCTCTAAGACCTCTGATACCTGTTTCACCAGTTATACCTTGGAAACCTTGATCTCCTTTTGAACCAGTTTCACCTTGGAAACCTCTGTCACCTTTAAGACCAGTTTCACCTATTCCACCTTTAGCACCTTGGAAACCTTGGTCACCTTTAGCACCAGTTTCACCAGCATCACCTTGGTCACCTTTAGCACCAGTTACACCTTGGAAACCAATATTACCTTGATCACCTTTAATACCATCAAGACCTTGGAAACCTTGATCACCTTTAGTACCAACTTTACCGTCAACACCTTGATCACCTTTAGCACCAGTTTCTCCAGTTATACCTTGGAAACCTCTGTCGCCTTGATCACCTTTAAGACCAGTTTCACCCGTATCTCCTTGATCACCTTTAGCACCAGTTACACCTTGATCACCGGTTATACCTTGATCACCTTTAGCGCCAGTATCTCCTTGGTCACCTTTAGTACCAGTTTGACCCTGGAAACCTTGATCTCCTTGATCTCCTTTAAGACCAGTATCACCTTGGTCACCTTTAGTACCAACTTTACCGTCAATACCTTGATCACCTTTAATACCTTGGAAACCTTGATCACCTTTAGCACCAGTTTCACCAGTTATACCTTGATCACCTTTAGCACCTTGTACTCCAGTTTCACCTTGTACACCAATAATACCCTGTGCTCCAGTTTCACCTTGATCACCTTTAGTACCAACTTTACCGTCAATACCTTGATCACCTTGATCACCCTTAGCACCAGTTTCACCAGTTATACCTTGGAAACCTTGATCACCTTTAAGACCAGTTTCACCTGTATCTCCTTGATCACCTTTAGTTCCAGTAATACCTTGGAAACCTTGATCACCTTTAAGACCAGTTTCACCTGTATCACCTTGATCACCTTTAGCACCAACTTTACCATCAATACCTTGGAAACCTTGATTACCTAAGTCACCTTTAATACCTTGTTCACCGTCTGCACCAACATCACCTTTAGGACCTTGGAAACCTTGATCTCCTTTAAGACCTTGTACACCAATAATACCTTGTTCACCTGTATCACCTTGGTCACCTTTAGTACCAACTTTACCGTCAATACCTTGATCACCTTTAATACCAGTTTCACCAGTATCACCTTGGTCACCTTTAAGACCAGTTTCTCCAGTTATACCCTGGAAACCTTGATCACCTTTAAGACCAGTTTCTCCAGTTATACCTTGGAAACCTTGATCACCTTTAGTACCAACTTTACCGTCAATACCTTGATCACCTTTAAGACCGGTTTCACCTCTATCTCCTTGGTCACCCGTTTCACCGACTATACCTTGGAAACCTTGAATACCTTGAATACCATCGTCTCCTTGATCACCTTTAAGACCAGTTTCACCTGTATCTCCTTGATCACCTTTAGTACCAACTTTACCGTCAATACCTTGGAAACCTTGATCACCTTTAGGACCTTGGAAACCTTGATCTCCTTTAAGACCTTGTTCACCTTGAATACCTTGTTCACCTTTAGCACCAGTAGTACCTTGGAAACCTATATCACCTTTTTCACCTGTATCTCCTTTAAGACCAGTTTCACCTCTAAGACCTGTTTCACCAGTGTCTCCTTTAAGACCTGTGTCGCCTTGATCACCTTTAGTTCCAGTAATACCTTGATCACCTTTAGTTCCAGTAATACCTTGGAAACCTAAATCTCCTTGATCTCCTTTAAGACCAGTTTCACCCGTGTCTCCTTTAAGACCTTGTTCACCTTGAATACCTTGTTCACCTTTGTCACCGGTCGTACCTTGTACACCAGTTTCACCTTGAACACCTATAATACCCTGTAAACCTTGATCGCCAGTTATACCTTGTAAACCTTGATCACCAGTTGCACCTTGTTTTCCGTCAACACCTTGATCTCCTTTGAGACCCTGTGGACCGTCAACACCTTGCGCACCAGTTAAACCAGTATCACCTTGTAAACCTTGATCACCTGTTATACCTCTATCGCCAGTATCACCCTTGCCTCCTTGAAAACCTTGAATTCCGTCTGCACCTTGTGCACCTTCATTGCCAGCTCCCTGAGAACCTTGATAACCTTGACTACCAGAAGTACTAATAAATGGATTTGCCATGTTTTAATAATTTATTTTTTTTAGTCGTCTAGATTACTTTTGTCGTATACTACTTCAAACTGATCACTCGCAGCAAGTTCATAACCTGCAAGAGTTCCGTTCCAGTAAAGTGTATCTCCGGCATCTAAGTCAGATGCAGGAACAGCAGTTGCACCACCGTCTCTTGAGAAATATACGTCTCCGTTTCTATCATTATAAGATTCGTCAAGTGCTATACCGTTTAAGAATACTTGAACTGTTGAATCTTGGAAAGGAGTATACGTTAGTGTAAGTCCTGTTGATGAGTAATTACCTGAAGTTACAGCAGAGAATGAAGTCTGTGTAAATTCTTCTGGTTGAATTAGGTCTGTTGGTGACTGCGATGGTCTCCATGGAAGAACGTGACCCATCGTTGTTGTTAATGCTTGTAAAACAGGATTGCTGTATGCAAAACCTGGATCACCAGTATTAACGTAATCTTCTAAAGTACCGTTACCTGAGTTATCTACTACGTAGAAATCTCCTGGAACTAATACATCTAACTTTGGCCAAGTAGAAACAGTAATAGTTCCAACTTGTACAGCAATAAAGTTATTTGCATCTACAATAGATTCGATGATTAATCTTCCTAGCTTGTTAGCAGTGCTTGAATCAGCTAACACCCACCTAGAACCGACGTACGCTATAACAACTCCAGCAGAAAAACCGTGGTCTTCCTGTGTGTATGATGATTTTAACGAACCTGATTCAATGCTGGTGTTAATAAGATCAAGAGCAGCTTGTAAGCCGTCAATTTGCTTGATTTTAATTAATGACATGAATAGTTACATTTTTTTTAATTTATTTTAAATGTGGAATTTAATCCACTCAATCTTATATATTAGAATTTGTCGCAAGATAGTGACAAAAATAGCAGTATAAGATATTATTTTTAGGGACTAGATATCCCATTTATTCGCGAAGTGACACCTTACGTATGTTGGCCTGTTCATCACAGCTCCTCCTTTGTGTTTTTCTCTAAATCTTGTATTGAAATCTGAATCTTCGCTTACATTACCCCATGTATCTCTCCATTTAACTGATGGAGAAGGCCTATGCATAAATAACCAGGGACTCATTACTACTAATCCTTCCTTTATTCTAGATATGTTCCATTTACCTTCAACATCTGGGAGTTCTTCTCCATATTCTGGAGAATCTTCAAATGTCTTATCATCTTTGAATTTCATAACTTCATTATCATACCATGATCTGTTAATCCACCAATTAGCTTGAGGATTCTTATTAAATTCTATCATCAAGTGTAATGTGTGTTCCTCTAGTAACATATCATCTGAATCCATATATGTAATCAAGTCGCCGACTGCAGCTCCTACACCTACTCTACGAGGAAACCCTCTATAGTATTTATGGCCTTCTTCATTTTCCATATATGTACTCATCTCGTTTTTCTTTCTAGAAACATATATTAATCTCATATTATTTTCACCCTTAAAGTGAACATCATATAATGCCTTTGTTTCCATGCAATCGTCTGCTACTATTATTAATTCACAGTTTTTATATAATTGATTTTGAAAACTTTGAACTGCTCTTAAAAATTTAGAATGTGAATCTTTCCTAGATCCTGGATAATTACCAAGATAGGATTGCATTATGATACTAATTTTTGGCTTTGCGGCCGCTTCGATTATTTCTTTTAATTCCATTGTTATTTGTTTTATTTATATAGGTTTGTTGACCAGTCATATTCATCGGATAGAGCGTGTTTTCCCGGTTCAAAAATATTCTCTATTAGTTTCTTATATGTATCTACGATATTTGGATTTGTTGTTAGATATCTCGAAAGCACCTTTGCACTTTTAGTATTGTAATCTTCCTTTAATTCGTCATGGTGATTTAATACATTCGCTAGCATCTCTGAGGCTGACACTGTGTCAAATCCCTTATAATAATATCCAGCATCTTTAATCATTGTTGCATTATGGACTAAAGGATATCCGAAATAAAGGGCATCCAAGTATGCATAGTTAAGAGGATTGTCCCATTGATGAGACAATACTATATCGGTTTTTTCAGAAAGAAAGCTAGTTACTGGATATCTTGAACATAGTTTTAATTTTCCAGAATGAGTTACGTCTAGGTTTTTAATAGAGCTAATAAAGTATTTACTTGATAGCAGTCTCTTGCCGCTTCCTATCCAAAATTCGTTAAATGATTTTTTACCTTTCTTTCTATATAATTCCTCTACCATCATAATGAGAGGCATACAATATTTAACTACATTCATGTTAGGTTCCATTGAAGATAAATTCATATCTTCTGCATTTTTACCTCCCTGATAAAAAGCGTCCTTTAAACCGTTTTTAACATTTTTAGAATTCTCTTCTTTTATAAACTTAGGACTCCATACAAATGGAACTACTTTGACTTTATCTGCAGAAAGTCTTCCCATTGTTTGATAATAAGATCTATTCTGATATTCTTGTTGGGGAATAAACCATGCTTCGTCATGGCCATGTGTCCAATTGCTAACAGATTCTTTAGAATCAAATAAGACTCTTTCCATATCTATGATGTAATTATTACCGCAAAAGTATTTAATAATTTTAATCTTAGGGTTTTTATTCCTAAGAGCAATGGTTTGTTCCGTACTAAATGAAGTTCCTAATAATATTAATATGTCTGTTGATTTAATTTTATCAGCATATTTATAAATAGGATATTTAGAAGTGTCCCATTCTACCTTTGAAATATCTTTAACTTTATTACTCGTGTCTAGTGCGTATACTTCATGTTCTCCAATAGCAGAAAGTGTTTCAATTAAATTTAATACATTTAATTTAATTCCATTTATCCAAAGAGATTCATTATCCTGCTGTAATCCTAATGTAATTCCAATGTTCATATTTATGTTATATCTTGTTTTACTATATATTTTAAATAGAAAAGGCTCCTCTTGCGAGGAGCCTTTAATTTGTAAAGCATTAAGCTAATAATTAAAAAACCGAAGTTTTAATTATGCTTTGATACCCATAACTTGAACTTTGTCATTAGCGTCAACATTGTAAGCTAATAAACCAGTGAAGTCTACCTCTTGACCTGTACATCTGAAGTCAACGAATACACCATTTACATAAACGGATAAATCATCGTTAGCACCAAATAATACTGGCATAGGTATAGTAAATAAGTTACTTGCAGAGAATACTGCAGTTTGTCTTAAATACGTTGCTCCTTGTTCAACAGCTACTTCTAATGAATCGATAGATGCGTTTATAACATTTACCTCACCGTTAGTTGTAGATATCTCAGCAGCTAATTCAGCAGATAAAGCAGCTTCAACAGAACCAGCTCTTGTGATTTCAGCAGCTAAGTCACCTTCAACACCTAATACTCTAGTGTCGATTGAAGTGATGTCACCAGCTAATTCACCGTCAACAACCTCTAAAGAATTAACTGAAGCAGTTAATCTTAAGTTGTCAGCGTCATTTGCGTCGATCTGTGATTTTAACTTAGCGTCTTCATTAGCTCTATCTTCTTTTTCTTGCTCGATAGCAATCGCTAGATTGTTATCAACAGCTTCTAAAGAATCGATAGATCTGTCTTGTGCTATTTGCTCAGCGTCAGTTGAAGAGATTTCAGCAGCTAAAGCAACTTCTAAAGAATCAACTGAAGCATCAGTTCTTAGTACGAATGCACCAAAAGCATCATCATTTTCAGTATCAACAGAGTTGATTAAAGAAACGATTTCAGCGAATGAATCTTTGTCTGCAGTTGAAGCAGCTAAGATTGCATCGATTCTACTCTTTTCTGTAGCGATGTCAGATGCTAATTCACCATCAACAACCTCTAAAGAGTTTACAGATAATGTTAAGTTAGCGTTATCTAAATCGTTAGCGTCGATTCTAGAACCTAATGCTACATCAGCAGCAACTCTTGCTTTTTCTTCTTCACCTAAAGCAGCTTCAAATGCAGTATCAGCTGATTCTAATGAATTAATAGAAGCATCTTGTACAGCTTGCTCAGCAGCAGTTTCAGCGATCTCAGCAGCTAATGCTTCTGATATCTTGTTTTCTACTCCTGTTGCTCTGTCGATTTCAGCAGCTAAGTCACCTTCAACACCAGTTACTCTAGTGTCTAATGAAGTAACATCTTCACCGAAAGCAACATCAGCAGCTTCTAAAGAATTGATAGAAGCGTCTTGTGCTAATTGCTCAGCGCCAGTCGTAGCTATCTCTGCATTTAATGCAGCTTCAATAGCATCTTCTCTGTTACCAGCTCTTGTGATTTCAGCAGCTAAGTCACCTTCAACACCTAAAACTCTAGTGTCTAATGAAGTAACATCACCTTGTAAACCAAGAATGTCAGTGTCATTGCTTGTGATTTGTCCTTGAAGATCAGCATCAACTAATTCTAATGAATCGATTGATTTATCTGTTCTTAGTACAAATGAAGCGAATGCACTGTCATTTTCAGTATCAACTGCGTTGATTAAAGAAACGATTTCAGCGAATGAATCTTTGTCTGCTGTTGAAGCTTCTAAGATTGCATCTACTCTTTCTTTTTCTGTTACGATCTCTGCAGATAGTTTACCATCAACTATTTCTAAAGAAGATACCTCAGTTGAGATATAGTTTTCTAGAGAGTTTACTGATGCATCTACTGTGTCAAATCCTTGTTTGATGTCCCATACGTTTGCAATTTTTACATTGTCAGACGCGATAACATTTGCCCATGTGATTGAACTTAGAAAGTCAGAAATTTGTTTTGAACGAATTTGTGCCATATTATTTATATAATTATTTTTTGCACACCCTACATTATTGTAGGATTGGATTATATATTTATAAGTTTATTCGTGGGGGGTAAAAAAGTATATAATATCTTAATAAAATTAATTAAATTTTACGTTTTTACGTTTTTACGTTTTTCTTATAATACTAAGATAATATATTATTAAGAATAAGATTCGTAGAATAAAGAGACTCTATCTTCATCACTGAGCTCATATCCTGCAACTATCGCGTTGAAGATTAATTCATCACCTACTCGGATATCTTGGAATGTTCTAGCAGTAGTTCCTCCATCTGTTGAAAAGTAACCATCTAGATTTTTAGTTCCGTCTCCTAATGAAATAGAGATACCATTAATTTCTACATCAATGTATTGGCCATCTTGCGGCGTAACTGATAATATAATTCCAGTTCTAGATACATTTCCAGATGTATTATTTGGAATTAATTCTTTATCTAAAGTTGTGCTAGATTTCTTACCTAAATCAGACGCGGATAGTGCAGAACCATATACATCTAGTTTAAATGAAACTTCGTCCGTAACTAGCCAATTATTTTTATGTACACCAGGTCCTTCAGTTGACATTTCATGAACTACGATTAATTGTATTGCATCATCTATATCATCGACGCAGTTTCCAGATCCGCAATTTACTCTGTACCAGTCTACTACATTAAATATAGAATACTGTGCGGTGTCGCCTCTGTTTATTAATGTAATCGTACCTTCGATTCCATCTCTATCTATTCTATTAATTAAGAAGTTTTCTAGAACACTTACTCTAATTCCATCAAAATCACTATTCATAAATGTCATTTTGGTTACTTCTCCAGGAGATCCTGAATCTAAAGATAAATTTCCTTGTCCGATAGGAACCGAGCCATCTATATGTTGAACTTTATAATAAGGGTCCATCGATGCCGACACTCCTATTCCTGAACTTCTTTGAGTAGACTTATATAGGGAAGGATCATGTCTATTTTCATTAAATAAAATTGATCCAATTTCTAGATTAGGTAAAGAATATATTTTAGTAGGATTAATTCTATCATTAGTCACTACGATATTTACATATATTTTTCCAGCTGGAAGATTTAATGTTTGTAATTTTGCTAACTCAAACTGAAAAACAGCCTGTGTTTCTGGGTCAGTATTAATTAAATTTAATTCACCTGAGACACCGTATACCCTAGGCATTGCATATTGTGCGATTAAGTTAGACGATTCATCTAATAAATTCATAGTAAAACTAGAATAAAGAGATGGATTAAGATTTCCACCGACTCTATCTCTATATAATTTTATAGTATAGACTTGTGAATCTCCCTGTGTAACATCGATTGTGTTATCAATGTAACCTATAATATCTTCATATGTGACCTGTGGCATTTTAAACTATTTTGTTTTTATAAACTATATATCTTGATTAATGTGCTCTTAAGTGATTGTATAGCTTAAACTTTAATACGGGTAAAACTCTTTCATCCATATCAAATTCTGCATTAACACTACATCTAAAGAATCTATAATCAGAACTTTCATCCTCTACCTTTGAAATAAAAAGAGAAATTGCTCGTATATCATATACCGTTTCTCCTTCATATTTTAAATTTAAATCTTTCCAGTTTTCTGTTAATAGAGAAGGAACCTTAAAAGAATATATTTGCATGATATCTTCTGGTGTTTTTACCAAAGCATATCCTAATTTTTTAGTTCTTTTAATATCTGGAATTTCTGTAATATTAATAGATCTCTCGACTAATCTAAATACTACCCTTACATTTTTGTGTATATCTTCTAGTATATCTATAGCTTTATCGCAAAGCTTATACATGTCTTCTATATGTTTATCTCCTTCTGGATATTCATATTCTAGGGACATTGTGTCAAGGTTAATTCCCTTGAGAACTCTTAAATTAACATCTATCTCCTCCTTCCTATGCTTAATCTTATACATTTCGAGTAGATGATCTTCCACCTCGTCTAGTATAGATATTAAAGCTCCATCTTTGAGAATCTTGCTAAAAGTATTCTCAGCTGCTAAGAGTTTATAGTATTTTAATTCAAAATCGTGTGGCTCGATAGTGAGCCAATTTGGATCTAATACATTCATGGAATATTTATCTACAATTCCATGCGAGTATTTTATTTTTTAGAAGATGTCTTCTTTTTAGAAGTTTTTTTAGGAGCAGTTTCTGAAGTTGGAGTAACTGTTAATCCCCATTGTAGAATAAACCAATGAGCTTCCTTTTCAGCTTGCACAGTGCTTAGTCCTAGTGTGTTAACTACCGTTTCGGTAATATGCTTTATAAACTTTTTCTCTTTTTCTTGAGTAGTTTTATATTCCATATACCATTGTGGATTATCTTTAACATCATCATATGTTACACCATGGTCTTTTAATTGGTGGTTGATTAGGTCTATGAATAATTCTCTTTCTATTTCTCTATTTCTCATAATGATAGTATTGTTATTAGTGCGTCCATGTCATGCAGCCTTGTCCATTGTTCATGGGTCAAAGATATCATGGTAAAATCCTTTGCTGGTGCATTTAAAAATTCAAATTCTTGACGAGTCACGGGATCCTCATTTATTTCTAAAAAAGGATCACTTAATATCTTATTAAGATCGTCTAAGTCTTGTGTTTTTACGTAAATATGAATTTTCATATAATTTATATATTAGGATTTCCCGATGATTTCGTCAATAATACCGTATGCCTTCGCTTCTTTTGCATTTAACCAGAAATCTCTAGTAGCATCTTTCATTACTTCGTCTGCAGTTTTTCCACAATATTCTCCTAAAAGATTGAACAATTCCTTATTTACTTTTTGCCATTCTTTCCAGTCTATTTCAGCATCTTGAATGTTACCATTAAATCCACCAGAAGACTGGTGTAACATTGTAGTAGAATGTCTAAGTGAAGATCTTTTTCCTTTAGTTCCTGCTCCTAATAAAACAGAACCCATAGATGCAGCCATTCCGGTATTTACCGTTTTGATATCTGATTTGATATAATCCATAACATCTACCATTGAAAGTCCACTTTTAACACTTCCACCCGGTGAGTCAATGTGCATCGTAATATCTGTTCCTCCTACTGAATCTAAAAACATCAGCTGAGCTTGAACAATAGTAGACATATTATCATTAACTGGTCCTGCGACCCATAGTAATCTGTCCATCATTAATCTTGAAAAGATATCCATCTGAGTAGCTCTTAACTCTCTTTCTTCTAGAATATACGGAGTTAGTGAGTTTTCAATCTGCTTTTCATAGTAATTTAATTTAGATGATGAAACATTATGATCACTCATCGCGTATTTCTGAAATTCTTTTCCGTAATTCATATAATTCTTTGTGTGTATTATTTTAATATTATATTAAGTTATCCTTAAATGTTTCAACATAGGAATAAGTATTATCAGATTCGGTATCGTCACCTTGTGTTATTAGATTATGATTAGTCATATATACTTTCATATCTTTAAATTGATAATTAATCCATACATCAACAGGGCCGATAATAGGCAAACCTTCTAATAATTTCTTAGCTCCTTCGTATGTTAATACGTAACCTGATAGCCACCATACTCCATTATATAACCGTGATAGATTTTGAGAATGAGGATCCCATGTAAATCCAAATTGATTTGGCAAACTAGAAAGATACAATAAATCCCAATCATTAGGAAGTTCTTTTTCAAATATGCTTTCTATTTTATCTTGAAACTTATGACAAAATTCAAAGTCATCTTCCATTATGAGGGTGACTGGTGTTTTATTCTCTACAATTTCTTTCCAAATTCTATAGTGTGAAAATGCGATTCCAGTTTCAGCAGAAGAACATAATATCTTATTATTTCTTTTTAATTTATTTTTCATTCCGGGAGAAGGATCTATTTCCCAGTGAAATGAAAATGGATATTTGTTAATGTGTATTTTTTTAGAAAACCATTTAATTTTCTTTCCTTCTATTGCGTCAAAGAATCTTAAATGATCTAGTAATGTTTTACGTCCCTTTAGCTTTTGGGAAGATGCTCTCTTTTCTGCTATTTTTAATCTATCCTTTCTGTATGCAAGATGAATAACAACGGTGTCGTCAATATACTTAGCCCAGTCAATTCTTTTCTGTCTCTCGAATACTCGTAAGAGTCGAGAGAACCATTTTGTTGTGGTTCTAGCGACTCTATTAAATCCGGTCAGTCCGTATTTCATGTTGATTTATATTCTGTTTATCAAATCTGTTACGTGTTTACATTTTTCGTAATTTTCTCTTTCTTTAAAGAATTCTAGAGATTTTTGCAAAGACTTAATATATCTATCTTCATCTAATAGAGAGTCATACTCATTTCCTTCCTCATCTATTAATACACATAATATATTTGCATTCATTGATATTCCGTCAATGTTGTCTTCTATGTGTTTTACGATATTTAGGTGAAATCCGACAATGTCATCTATGCCTTCTTCTAAGGAACCTAGTTCCATTTGCCTGGTATTAATTCTGAATCTCGGGTAGTCCATCCTCTTCTTCTGCTATGAGTTCTTCTTCGTTAATTATGCCGGCGTATGATTGTAGAATTTGTTTGAATTCTTTTTGTGTAGGTTTTTCAGTTTCTATAGTTTCATTTACTTTTTCTATAAAGCTTAAACCATGATCAGTTAATAGCATCTTACCTGCCTCGATCGTAAAGAACGGTTCATCAAGAATCATAGCGTATTGCGTAGAATCTTCTATAGTTTCTTGTTGAATTTTGGAAGCTAGTTCAAAGTGTCTTTCATAAAAATGAGAGTTATCTGAACAATGGTAATATACACCTAAATTTAATTCAGGGTATGTGTCTTTTAACCATAAATAAACATGCTGCTGAACGAATGCAAAGAAAGGTGCATCAAATGTTAATCCATAAAATACATCATTAGATCTCATCTGAACTTTCATATTCAATTGATTATTTCTAATAAAGAAATTTAAGTACATTGTACATACGAAATCTTTATTACCTTCAAATTGAAATTTAGGTTGATTAAGAAATGCTATAGCCTGTCTTGTATTTTGATCTGCCTTTAATGAATCTACTACCCATTCTAATTGCTCATTAAATAATAGTGAACCATAGTTTGAATTAATTTCATTTGTATTAGGATTAGTTAGAGTAGACCAGAATCCTGAGAATTGACCTATGTAATCTACATCATTATCTTTTCGTAAATACCATGCTAATTCACCTGCAAAATATTTCCAGTTGAATTTTCTATTTTCAAAATTAGCAATAGGCATATAAGGATCTATGGGTAAAGTTGTAAGAGCAAGCTCTTTTACTTTCATATCACGTGGCTGTGATACGCTACCTATTTCTTCTATGTTTGTAATCGTTTTTGAGAATTGACTTGAGAAATTCATTTAATAAGTTATTAGTTTATTATTATACTACTTTTTGATAGAAAGTTTATCTTCTTTCTTAGTGTGATTGATCGTGTAAACTTCATCACCTGTTACTATATCTCCTTTAATAATTGAATCTGCTAAAAGATCTTCAATATATGTTTGAATAGCTCTTTTAAGAGGCCTTGCTCCATAGTCAGGATCATATCCTTTTTCTGCTAAAAATTCTTTCGCTTGCTTAGTAACTTTAATATTATATTTCTGATCAAACATTCTAATTACAAGGTGCTGAACTTCAATATCAACTATTTGAAGAATATCTTCATGTTTTAATTGGTCGAATAATACTACATCATCTAATCTATTTAAAAATTCTGGAGCAAACTTATTCTTAAGTTCCTTCGCAATAATAGCTTCAGTGTGTGCTTTTCTTCCAGCGATTGAAGATTTCTTAGTTTCAAATCCAATACCCGTTCCGAACTCACTTACTTTTTTAGCACCAACATTAGATGTCATAATTATAATTGTATTCGTAAAGTCTACTGTTCTTCCTAATGAATCTGTTAATCTTCCTTCATCTAATACTTGCAATAGAGTATTGAATACGTCCGGGTGTGCTTTTTCAATTTCATCGAAAAGTACAACTGAATATGGTTTTCTTCTAACCTGTTCTGTCAATTGACCACCGTCTTCATGTCCAACATATCCTGGAGGAGAACCTATTAATCTAGATACCGCGAACTTTTCCATATATTCACTCATATCAATTCTTATAAGGTGTTCTTCACCTCCGAAATAATAATTAGTAATGGCTTTAACAGTCTCAGTTTTACCTACACCAGTTGGTCCTAGGAACATGAATGAACCTATTGGCTTTTTAGCTGAAGATACACCCGTTCTAGATCTTTTAATTACTTTAGACAATGCGTCTACTGCTTGATCTTGTCCAACTATCATCTTCTTTAATTCTGTTTCCATTGCCATGATGATTTTACTTTCATCACCTGTCATTCTAGTAATTGGAATCCCGGTAGATTGCGAAATAGTTTCTGCAATATCTTCTGCTGTAACTTTCTTTTTCTTATCTCTTAATGATTTTTCCCATGCAGTGATTTTCCCCTCGATTTTATTCTTCGATTGAATTTCTTTATCTCTGAAGTGTGCAGCCTTTTCATAGTCTTGTTCTTCAACTGCCTTTAATTTTTCGAGCGTGAGTGATTCTACTTCCATCTCTGCTTTTTTAATATGAACAGGAACTTTAATTTCGCTTAAGTGAACCTTTGCACCTGATTCATCTAGTAAATCAATCGCTTTATCGGGTAATTCCCTAGAAGTAATATATCTAGTAGAAAGAGTGACGCACGCTTCGATTGCATCGTCAGTATATTCAACTGCGTGATACTCTTCATAATTTCCCTTTATTTTTTGTAATATTTCTATAGTGTCTTCTTCACTAGGTGGATCGATAAACACTTCTTGAAACCTTCTGGTAAGTGCACCGTCATCTTCGATATTTTCTCTATATTCATCTAATGTAGTTGCACCAATACACTGTACTTGTCCTCTTGCTAATGCCGGTTTTAATATATTAGATGCATCTAAAGATCCACTAACACCACCTGCTCCAACGATCGTGTGTAATTCGTCGATGAATACAATAATATCTTTATTGTTTTTTAGTTCATCTACTATATTTTTCATTCTCTCCTCGAATTCACCACGATACTTTGTACCTGCAACGATGTTAGAGATATTAATAGAAATTACTCTTTTCTTTAACAGTGTTCTAGCAACTTTCTTATCTACAATTCTTTGTGCAATCGCCTCGACTAATGCAGTTTTACCTACACCAGGATCTCCTAAGATAATTGGATTGTTCTTTTTTCTTCTAGATAAAATTTGACAAATACGATATACTTCCTTCTCTCTCCCTATAATAGGGTCTAAGTTTCCTTTTGCAGCTTCAGCCGTTAGGTCTTCTCCATATTCATCAACGTATGGTGTTTTTCTTTTTCCGCTTCCTTTTCCTGGATTTTCAAATTGTTCTGCCATTGTAGAATTTAATTGTTATACTAGTTTTACTCCCTTTTTAGGATTTGTTTATTTTGACAAATTATCAGCCGCAGCAATTGCGGGTAATATATCTGGCTTTATTCGTACTTTAATACCTAGAGACTTTACGTATCCCATTGCTGCATTAACGACCTTGTTAGATGCGTGTTCTTCTTGGTGGTTAAGATCTAGGTCTATAGTATGTATATTTATCCCGTTTTCTCTAAGGTACATAGTAACTTCAACTGATCTTTCAACTTCACCCCATAACTTTCTAAATAAATCTCGGATGGGATCTACCTTTTCTTTTTTATAGAGAACATGGCAACCTGAATTTCCAACATGAATAACAACAGTGCTTACGTATGTTGTGTGTTCTCCCTTAACATGAGAATCACATCCTACATAAATACGTATTGAATTATTAGAATTATTCTTTATATAGCTTTTGAGATATGTTGCAAGGTCTATGGCAGATCCATCTGCCAGCTTTTTAAACTTCATCTATTATATGTATTAAAAATTTGGAGTGTCAGTATTATCAGAAAACTTATTATGATACTCTGTAATTTTAGAAACTGCTTCTTCTGCAGTATCTACCACTCTAAATAAATCAAAATCTCTTTGGCTAATTGCGCCATGTTCCCATAAAGTATTTTGCATCCAATCCACAAGACCTTCCCAGTATTTTTTACCTACAAGAACTATAGGATATTTTACATTATGGCCACATTGCGCAAGCGTTATAGCTTCGAATAACTCATCTAAAGTTCCAACACCTCCTGGGCAAATAACAAATGCCTGTGAATATTTAAGGAACATTACTTTTCGTGTAAAGAAATATCTGTTCTCAACTCCTAAATCTACGTAATCATTCATGCTAGCTTCAAATGGTAATTCGATTCCAACACCTATACTTTTACCTCCCGCTCCATGTGCTCCTTTGTTCGCAGCTTCCATAATTCCAGGACCACCTCCCGTAATTACACCAAACCCTGCTTCAACTAGAAGCTTTCCAATTTTCTCAGCTTCTTTGTACATCGGATTTGTTGATAGAGTTCTAGCGCTTCCAAACACAGAGACACATGGTCCTAGTTCATTAAACGTATCAAACCCCTTTGTGAATTCTCCCTGAATTCTTAGAATCTGCCAAGCATCTTCAGATTTTCTATTGTTACCCATTATGTGTTTTTGATTATATGAATACTTTAATATTATACTAACATATTCATAAAAGTTTAGATAAAAAAAGACCAATCCCTTTGAGATTGGTCTTAAAAATAAATTATTTCTGTATAGCTATTCGTCCAAGTCTTTTAAAACTTATAAGTTATATATCAGTGTTGAATCGGTAAATTATAATATTTTATTAAAAGATTCATTTAAAATGATAATATCATAATATCATAATTTAAGAATCTTAAAATATCTTATTATTTTAATCTAATATTATTTACTGATCTAGCCGTACATCTCCAACATAGTGACCCCGTTGAATCAGAACCTACCTCAGACCATTCATTACACTCTCCGTCTTCTGGTGCAAATTCAGAGTATTTACTCATAGTTGGTTTTGAGTTCTGACATATCATCATTCTTCTACCATCTACTTCTTTAGTTTTCCAATGTGTTGTTTTCTTAGCCATTTCTTTTTGTATTAATCTTATCATAATATTAAGTTATTATAATTGCTATAATAGATCTTCATCTTCACTTTCCAGGTCTAGATCTATTTTAAATTCTTGTATTTGTCTATATAGATTATCTAATATTGTAGCTGATATAAGAAAAGTAATAGTAATTCCTACTGAGAATATCCATCCAAAATACCAACCTGATATCCATGACAATATTGAAGATATGATGGCTATTATTAAAACTGGAACTGCAAATATAACAGAAATTACGCCAACTATTATTGAAGTGTATATTAATTTAGATAAAAGGTCTTTCATATTAAAAGTTTAAGTTAATCCTTTAATATTATACTCTAATAATCTTAATTGTTTCAATTACCTTTTTTTCTTGAAGGAGGAGAGCTTGAACGAACAGGTGTCGAAGATCTTGTATTAGATGGACGAGAATTATTAATCACAGGTCGACTATTATTAGATGGACGAGAATTATTGTTAAACGTTGGGCGATTATTTCTCACTGGTGGTTTTTCTCTAATAATTCTTGGCCTAGTGTTTGTATTACTAGGGTTGTTCTCGATTCTTCGATACACTCTTGGTTTTGTGTTATTGTTATTATTCGAATTATTATTGATGATAACCTTGTTGTTCCTAGTATTATTAGTGCTTCTTCTAGTAGTCGTATTTGTTCTAGTTCTTCTATTAGATTCAATTGTTCTTAGACTTCCTCTTCTTCCATTTATATATGAAGTGTTTTGTCTATTTGATCTCCAATAAGGTGAACCATATACGTTATTATTCCAATACGGCCATCCTTGATTGTAATTGCCATAATAATTATTCCATCCATAGCTCCATCCGTGGTTATTCCATCCATAGTGAATTCCATAACCCCATCTATCATATCCAAATGGTGACCATCTATGAGGTTGACCCCAGGAATTCCAGCCTGTATAACCCCAAGCCCAATCATTCCACATTTGATCTCTATTCCAATAATAAGAATTCCATCTAGAATCATATTGTCTTCCTAACAATCTGTTATTCCAATCAAATGATCTCGGTTGGCTCAATGCATAGCGTGCAAAGTCCAATCTAAAACCTATGTCGGTTCTAAGTTTATTTCTAAATTGAAATTCAGTTAAAGTGTCTATTTTAACGCTATCTTCATAGCCATCAAATGACGTCGACAAATTGTGCGCCGAAACTTGGTTAGTTTGATCGTAACCCATCAATCGAAATTGTGTGCTACAAGAGGCTAGAAGTAAAACTCCTAGAATTAGAATTAAGTGGTTTAGTTGCTTCATATACCTTATATATCTTAGATTTCTCAAATTCCTCTTAGGATCTATTAGTCTTGGAAATTTTTTTAGTTAGGAAATTTTTCTAAATAGTCATCGCCGCCTCTCTATACTCCCTCTAAGTCAGGGGAAAATTTGGAATTGACTTTTAAAAAAACGTATTTTTTCAATTTTATGTTTCTTCAAAATACTCTAATCCAAATATCAATCCATCGCAATTTACTCTAATATAGTATCAGGTCCCCTGTACCGGTAGGTAGTGAGGCCGCACTCTGAGTCTCTAAACCCCTCCATGTGTCATACTCCATATAGTGCTCTTTTAATAGAGGCAATAACGTGAATGTGCGCTCGTCACCCACCGTCAACGATACTAAAAGTGTCCAACTCTCCCAAGCCCTTCTTGTCTCCTAGTAGATAGTAACGTATATTAGAGAGTGTTTTATTAGTTTAAGACCTTAGAGTCTAAAACAGCCGCCGCACCTTTGACGACTTAGTGTAAATGAATGGCTCTCTTTTTGGGTTATTGAAGGTTACCTTTAAGACCTTAGAGTAGTGTGACGGCTCTAAATAATAGCGCCACTGTGGATGGGATTTACCACTGAGGCTTAAAGACTTAAGTTATACTGCTAGGTCACATAAAAGTTTCATTTGTACTGAACTTTTTTTCTCAAAGACTTGGAGTACTCTGAGGGCTAGTGGGGAGTAAGAGCGACGGGATCGCGCTTCTTATCTAAGTTTAGGCATCTTCATAGAAGGTGTCTTCATTGAGGGTATCTTAGGGGATATCATCTTTGGAGTTGGTTGCACTAACTTAGTAGGTTTCATTGGATCTTTAGGAGAGGGCTTTGGTTTGTTAGCACTTGGTGAATTATCTGAGGGTTGTGATGCACTATCTGGAGTGTCTTGTGTACTACTCATCACACTATTCATTACTTTCTCTCTTGCTTTGGTTTTAAAATAGTCTGTAAGACTGAAACTTGACGTATCTTCTTTTGGCATAGCATTCTTTTGAGCGTCTTTGTCATTGAGGCTCATCTGTGAATTATCTATGTTTTTATCTTGTGCTTTATTCTTAGCTTGCTGGTCATTCATTTGGCTATTTTGCTTAGAGTTCTGTGAGTCATTATTTGATAGTGACTTATTATTACTCTTGGACATTTCGCTATTATCTGAAGAATACGTAGCAGGGGTAGTTAAATAGGCATTCGCTTTATTAAAAGGAGATTGTAGTTCTTTCATACTCTATATATCACGCATAGGGTATTTTAAAGTATTTTACACGCTCGAGAATATTTGAGCTTGGGTAACATGCTTTTTCTATATTATTTACTATCTGGAGCACGCATAGGCTTGGACTGCTTAAATCACACACGAGACAAGTGGTTGACATTTAGCTAAGTGCATTATGACTATTGCTAATTATACAATTAATGTTAGAGCATGCCCCAAGGAAGGTCCCCCTCCCTCCACACGTTAATTCGCGTTTTAGTGTGACTACTCGGAGGCCGCTAGCAGCTTATCCAAGGCCTGTTGCAATTTAGGTATTTTTGGGCTATAAGGTACTTCTAGCTTCAATTTGATGATCTCGGCTCTAAGGGCCTCTACTTGCTGTTGTTTACTCTGTTCCATAAGGTATCTATTTGTTTATATAGCTAATATACTAAATTTCTACGACCCGGTATAATATTTAGTGATTTATTTACCAGGGCTTGCCGGTGACTGCCGGTGCTGTCTAGAGCTCTCTGTCTTCTCTGTGTCTCTAGGCTCCTGTAGAGTCTAGGGTACTGTTGGCCACCTGGGGACTGTCCACGCTCCAGGTGACTCTGGACATGTCGGTGATCCGGCCTGTCAGGGTTGCTCTGGAGAGCTGTCTCTATAGTGCTTCTATAGGCAACTGTCCAGGAACAGCCCTGGAGAGCTCCCAGGGCTCCCCGGACAGCCCCTGGAGCAAAAAGGCCCCTGGGAAGCCCTGGAGAGCTGCCCTGGGAGCTATTATATAGTGTTGTCTGGAGAAGTTGCATATATGACCTATTCTGGTTTATATTATACGCATATTTAAAGCTTTGTTTCAGTGCCCAGGGGCCTTTTTTCACTTTTTTTACCTTTTTAACACTTAAAATTTTTATTTGTCAGTTTTTATGATTATATTAGCTATATAAGTTATTTAATTAAAAACACCCCCTATTAAAAATGGATTTTAACTGCCTTAATATTAACGATATCATCACCTTGATCTTTATCTATGAGATGGTAAGCTTTATTTTCGTCCAAACTAGTAATTTTGTGCTGACGATGCTCATGACAAGCCCTAAATACCGTAAATTCATTAAAAAGCATATAATTTGAAAATAAATTGAAAATAAGCAGCCTAGAATTTTTATTTGTCGCCGGAATTGCTTATATTA